TCAGGACCAGCGGACTGGCGGCCGGACGTACGGGTAGCTGTGCTGTGCGACGCCGCGCGCCTTGTGTCCGATGGGCTGGGTGCAGTGCACGCCGCTCGACGGATGCGTGGCCCAGCAGTAGCTGTGCCCGTTCGGGCCGGGCTGGGCGTCCGGGCGGACCGTCTGCCGCTTGCTCACGATGCGTCTCCCGTTGAGGTTGTTTCGGTCAGGCCAACGCGGGCCGCGCAGCCGGGGCAGGCGTACACCCGGTTGTCGTGGACGTGGGCGCCGACCCCGCCACGGGACACCCCGGCCTCTACCGCGCCCGTCGTGAGCCGTACGCCGCACCAGCAGCAGTTGAAGCCCTGGTACTGGCCGTACGTCAGCTCAGACGTCGGCGGCGGGGAAGGGAGAGTGGTCATCGGCTGTGCTCCCGTACGAGCTGCTTCAGCGCGGCCGCGGTCTCGCAGGCGCCCGGCTGCTCGACGCACGTCTCGCACATGCTGACGTGGTTCCGGCTCTCAGCCCGTATGCAGGTGGGGCAGCAGCGCGGGAACCAGTGCAACGGCGTACGCCGCTCGCCGAGGTCCACCGCGGTCTCAGCGGTGAGGACGGTGCGGCACCAGCAGCAGTGGCCGCCACGGACCTGATCGGCGGTGAGGCGTGCCGGGTTGGGGAGGTCGAGGGTGTCCAGCACCAGGGTGCTGGTCTGGGTTCTCGGGTCCATCACGCCTCCACGGCCACCGGTGATCCGTCTCACACAGTGACCGTATGGGCGGACACAGCGAAGGAGGGGCAGGAATCCTGCCCCTCCCACACACGTTCGAGCCTCAGGCCGCCAACAAGCCGAGCTTCACCGCCAGTTCCGACGCCCGCCGCCGCCGCTCCGGCTGCTTCGACTCCGTCTCCTCCAACACGATCCGCCGCGCGTACCCGTTGTACTTGATGGTCTCCGGCGCCGCCTCGTACGCCTTGTCGAGCGTCGCCAACGCCACATCCGGCTGCCCGTCCAGCTGATACCCGCGGGCCTCCTCGATCCGGTGCCGGGCCCGGCGCGGCCGGGACTTGATGACCGACTCGTCCGCCCGCGCTGCCTGCCGTACAGACTCCCCGCCCGCCCGGAGCTCGACCGCCACCGTCACCGCGTGCGCGCCCATGATGGCCTGCCCGAAGGACGTGACCGGGTGGAAGTAGTCGGCCGGCAGGCGCTTCGCCGTCTTCGACGCCTTGTCCCACCACCCCCACGCCGTGCCCGTCTCACCGCGGCGCGCGGCTGTGTATCCGGCTTCGAACTGCAAGGCGCCGGCGATCGCCCGCACCTTGTCCTCGGCGTCCGGGAGCTGGGGTTCGAGGAAGCGGAGCGCCTCCCTTGTGACGGCATCCGCGGCGTCGAAGTGGGCGGGCCCGGTGTCCCGGTGGGCTTGGGCGGCGAGCCAGGCGGCGACGCCGATGGCGTGCGGGTCCTCGCTGTCCTGGGCGGCGACCATGCCGCGTTCGGCGACCCGCCAGAGGAGGGCGCTGTCGGGCTGGTAGGCCACGAAGAACTGCGAGAGCGAGTACACCTCGGAGAGGATGGCCTGCGCCGCCCGCCGTTCGGCCGCCGTATCGGCGCGTCGTACGGCGAGCTGGGCGTCGCGGATCAGGTCGGGCAGCAGGGCGCCGATGGCCTCGCGGTGGTTTTTCGCCGAATGCCGGGCCTGCCAGGCGTAGGCGAGGCGGTGCCGAAGGTGCTCGGCTGACGGGGCTTCCCGGTCGGCGGTGAGAGAGAACGCGTCGACGGCGGCTTTCACCTGGGCGAGGCGGGGGTGGCCGGGGCCGATGAACAGGTCGACGTGCATGGACTGGTCGCCGGTCAGATCGGCGAGGTCGCGGACGCGGAGCAGCTCGGCGATACGGAGGATCATGGGGAGTTTCGGTACCTGGATCTTGCCGGTCTCGACTTGCTTCACCCACGAGGGGGACATGCCGAGGAAGCTAGCGAGGGTGGGCCGGCTCATGCCGCGGCGCTGGCGGTAGATCTGCATGCGTTGGCCGAACGCGACGGGATTGGTGTACGGGTCCGGGGTAGCATCGGTAGGCATGGTCTCGCCCCTTCTCTGAACAGCTCGACACTGTCAGGGTATGGGGCGGGACCTTTTCCGTGGGCGGCCATGCGTATCTGGGGCCCGCGATCGATACGCTGGGGTCATGCCCCCCAACCTTCCGGCCTCTGGCCCCGTGCGCTCTGCTGCGGCTGTGAACGCCGAGATCAGGCGGCTGTGGATAGACCCACGCGTCCGGTTGACGGATGAGCAGCGGGCGCGGCGGGACGAGCTGTATGTGGAGTGGCTGGCGGCGGTGAAAGCCGAAGTCGTCAAGGCGGCGTGACCGCGCACACGACGAAGCGGTCCCGCCCTTCCCGAAGGGAGAACGGGGCCGAAGCCACCCACCTACGTGTACACCCTGCGCTGCGGATCCAACGCACCCGCCGCCTGAGGATTCCCGTTCCCCGGCTCGTCCGGCTCCGGGTCCGGCGCCCCGTCCTTCCGGCACACGAGCGCATCCGGGTCGTAGCTCGGGGCCTGCAAGCTGTACCCGTCCCGGCACTCAGGCCCCGCCGGACCCTGCTCGCCCTGAAGCCCTTGCTCACCACGGGCGCCCTGCTCGCCCTGCGGACCCTGGACCCCTTGAGGCCCAGCCGGACCCGTTGGCCCCGGCACCGTCGAATCAGCGCCGTCCACACCGTCCTTGCCGTCACTCCCCGGCGAACCCGTGGCGCCCGGCTTCCCAGGCTCGCCGTCATCCCCGTCGACGCCGTCGATACCGTCGCGGCCCGGAACCCCAGGCTGCCCCGTCACACCCACCCCCGGCTCACCAGGCTCCCCACGCAAACCCGGCGGACCCGCCACCGGAGTACCCCCGAGTTCCTGTACCTGCCGGGCCAGCGCATCCCGGTCCTGCGTCAGCCCCTGCACCCACAACGCCATCAGTACAAACCCCGCCAGTACCAGCACAGCGAACGCCGCGAACTTGGCGTCCTCTCGCCGATGCCGCTGCACCTGACTCGCATGGCCCGCCGTCATGTCCCGGCCCCCTGGCTCGTGAGATACAGCGTCAGGATCAGCATCAGCACCGGGGCGACCAGCGCCGAGAAGATCAGGCGACGATCAGCCGCGCGCCGGTCGGCGGCCTTCTGCTCGGCCTCCTGCTTCTCCCGCGCTTCCTGAGCCCGCGCTTCCTCCACCGCCCTGATGCGCTCGGTCAGCAGCCGCTCCCGCTCGGCGGCGGCCTCCTTCTCGTACTGGTACCGCTCGATGGAGACCTTGCTGTCGAGCCGTCCGGCAACGTCGCGAAAGTCCTCCTTGAGATCCGTATGTACGGCGTCAAGGCGGCGGACGACCTCACCAAGGGTCGGCTCATCCGGCATGCGTACTCCGTTCAGGCTGGCTACGCCCCAACTGGCAGTGTGCCCTCCCGCGCCGTGATGCCTTTCCGGTAGCAACTGTCATTTGACATCCGCCTGCATAATGAGTTTCAGCGGACCGGCCAACTGAATGGGAGACCGTCATGCAGCAGACCGCACGACGCATCGGACGCCCCCGCAGCGCATCCGTCATCGCCCGCGACGAAGCCATCTACCAACTCATCGCTGAGGGCGTCGCCTCCCGCAGCGCTCTCGCCGCCGCGACCGGCCACGACCGCGACGCCGTCTACCTGTCCTGCAAACGACTGGAGCAGCAGGGCCGGATCCGGAAATGCCTCGGCGACAGCGGCTCAGCCGCATGGTCCGTCGCCGACGGCACCCCGTGCCCCTGAACGGCGGCCGCCATGGACATCGAGAAGAAGATCCTCGACGCCGTCAGCGCCGAAGGAACCGAATGGCAGACCAACGCGCCGTGCGCCACCGCGGACTTCGACTTCATCCCCGACGTCGAGACCGACGAAGGACTCGCCGAGGCGCAGCAGTGGTGCCGCACCTGCGACGTCCGTACCCAGTGCCTGGCATGGGCCATGCTCCACCGAGCCGAGGGCTACTGGGGCGGGACGAGCACCTACCAGCGTGACCAGCTGCGCCGGGTCCGCACCCGCGCGAAGTGCCCGCTCTGTCTCGGTACCGCGCTCGTCTACGAGGATCCGCACGAACTGTGCCTCGGCTGCGGGATCTCCTGGATCCGTGACACCCGCGAGGAGCCGATCGCCGCTACACCGCTGCCAGCGACCGCGGCGTAGCCTGCTGCAACTCGTATGCCTGCTGCCAGGCGTCCATCCATCGCCACGCATGCTGAGACAGGCGCAGCCCCTCGGCAACCGCCCGGCCCGACTCGGACAGTTCAGCCCGCAGAGCAGGCGACTCCCGCAGCCGCTTCAACTCCCGGTGCCAGGCCCGCGGCCGGTCCGCCAGCACGCCGGCCCCCAGCTTGTGCAGCCGCTCGTACTCGGCGCGCGGCGACGCCACCCACGGCACCCCGACGGCGCTCATCTCCAGCGGCTTCAGCCACGACTTCGCCCGGTTGAACTTCGTGTCCGCCAGCGGCGCGATCCCGATCCCCAGCCCGGCGACTGCGGCCGGCCACTCGTCGATCGGCACCGGCCCGCCAGCCGGATCCGCTGCCAGGCCGAAGGCGCGGCCAGCGCCCGTAGGGTCGCCGCGCATCACGAACTCGGCGCCCTCGTCGACGAGCCGTGCGACCGCGCCGCCCAGGCTCTCGGGGTCATTGGGGTGGGAATGGTACGAGCCGGGCCAGCCGATCACATCCGAGTCGACGCGCGGCAGCCCGTAGTAGTAGTCGGGCAGGCAGTTGGGCAGCACGTGGCCGCGGCCGTGGCGGGCGTACACGTCCAGCAGGGCCGGGGTGGACACGGTCACCAGCGAGGCGTTGCGGCAGGCGAGCGCGACGTTGTGCCAGGAGTGCTGTCCGGCGCCCGGCCGGTGTACGGCCCACGCCGGGTTGGACGGGTGGATGGAGGAGAGGTCGTCGTCGACATCGACCACGACGGTGACGCCCTTGGCCCGGAGCACGCCGACGGCCTGGGCCATGTAGGCGTGCGTGACCCGCTGGAGGACGACCACGTCGGCGTCCAGGTCGAGGACGTCCTTGACGGTGTCGCCCTCCATCACCACCCGCAGCCTGCGGTCCTTGGGGTCGACCACGCGCACGTCGTGCCCGGCCGCCGCGCACGCCTCACCAGGCCATCGCATACGGAAGCTGCCGCACCCGAAGGCGTCGGCCGGGTAGACGATGACCTTCACTCGCTGGTCCTCTTACGGGCCGCAGCGCGGCGCGGCGTGGCCTGTGCCTGGTCGGTCTGCCCGGCGGCTTCCTCCAGCGCGTCCAGTCGGCCTTCCAGCCGCTTGATGGTGGTCGCGGCGTGGTGCAGGTGCTCGTGCAGGTCGGTGATCTGCTGCTGCAGTTCCTCGCCGCCCTGCGCCCCCTCGGCCGGGGTGCCGAGGACGCTGGCCGCTTCCTCGCGTGCGATGGCGCGGATGCGTCCGTCCAGTGGGCTGCTCATGCCGGAGAGTCCTCTCGGGTCGCGACGCCCGAGTTGGGTACGGCCCAGGTGATGCCGAGCGCAGACAGGACCGCACCGGCAATGATCCACGCTTCGGTGCCGGTGATGACGTCGTCGGCGATGGCAGTGCTCAGCGCGCTGCCCCCGGCGATGACTGCGGCGACGATCGCCTTCGCGTACTTCGAGATCTTCATGAGGGTCCTCACTTCTTCGGGAGCTTGAGGGTCTGGCCGGGCGTGATCTCGTCCGGGTCGGTCAGCGAGTTGAGGGTGGCGATCTCCCGCCACCGGTTCCCGTCGCTCAGCTTGCTGGCGGCGATCGACCACAGGGTGTCGCCCGCGCGCACCGTGTAGGTGACCACCGGGGCGAGTCGGTCATGGACCCGGGCCCGCATGGATTCCATGGTGAAGCCGCGGGGGTCGACCTTTCCGGGCTGCCATTCGAGGTGGCCGATGACGGACCGCTGGTTCCAGCCGTGGTGCCGGCAGATCGCGGCCGACACCTTCTCGATCGCTTCGAGCTGGACCTGGGGCCAGGGGTCTTCGCCGTCGCCGAGGTTCTCGCACTCGAAGCCGTAGAAGTGGCGGTTGCCGTCGGTGTTGGCCTCGTTGTCCTTCGGGAGCGCCCTTTCGGCGATCACGGCCCGCAGGACGTCGTCGTCGCCGAGGCCCGCGTGGTTGGCGCGGCCGTAGCCGACGAGGTGGACGCGGCCGTCCTTGGTGATGACGCCGTGGCAGAGCGGGCCGGGCAGGCCCTCGTATCCGTCGCGGCAGATGGCGACCGTGCGGGCGCTGCCGGAGGTGACGGTGTGGTGGATCATCACGCCGTGCACCGGACCGAACGGGCCGATGCGGTTGCGGTTGTGAGTCTCCCAGTCGCCGACCTCGACGACGACCAGGCCCTCGTCGCGGAGGAGTTGGGCAAACACGGACGGTCTCGGGGGAACGGCCATGGTTAGGCCCCCTCTTCTGTGGGGTGTTCGACGTCTGCGATGACGAGCTTGAATTCGGCGAGCGTGACCGTCTGCGCAGTCGAGGCGTTGTGGCGGACCATCAAGCCGAGCGGGGTGGAGGGATTCACGAACAGCCCCCAGCCCTTGGCGCGGAACTGCGCACCCGGGGTGGCGACGTGGTCCTCGGTGCACGTGGAGTCGTATCCGCCCGCCACGTCGAGGGGGTCGCGGACGATGCGGGAGCGGACCTCCGTGTAGCCCCCGTCCTTCCAGTAGATGAGGCCGTGCACGGTGCCCCATCCGTTCTTCGAGGGCCAGATCAGCCCCGACCGGTCGTCGGTCCGCCAGTCGGTGATCTCGTAGCTGTCCGGCTGGGCCATCTGGTGCATGCCCCACCCGTCGTACGACTCGCCCCCGCCAAACGGAAACCGAAGCAAGTGGTAGTCGCTGCCGGCCGGGATGGTCTGAGACTCGGGGCGGATCAGCGAGCAGACACGCACACCCATAGGGATCTCCTGGTCAGAGGGGGAAGACGGCGATACGGCGGGCAGAGAATGTGCCGGTCCCTGAGGAAACGCGGTACTTCGCGGTGAAGGTGTTGCTGCCCGCGGTCAGGGATCCCGCCACGTGCAGGACCGTGGTGCCTGCGACGAGGCTGACGCCCGCGACACCGAAGATGCCGATGCCGCGGTTGTCGGCGGCGGCGACGGTGCTGGCGCCGGAGATGTCGTAGGCCATGCGGGCCGAGCCGGTACCGGAGTTGGCGAGGGTGCCGTGCACGATCACCACGGCGGACGTCCCGGTGGTCACTGTCACCGCCGGTCCGGGAACAGCTGGGCCGTCGAGGTCGGTGAACGAGGTGGAAGTGGTGGTTCCGGCATTGCTGTCAAGGAGTCCGCTGGCGTGGCGTTCGGCGATGCTGTTCGCGCCGTCCACCGCGAAGTAGCCGCCTGTGGACGTGGCTTTCGCCGGCGCGGTCTCGTTGAGGTTGTCGCGGACGAATTGGTTGAACTGGGCTGCTGTGTAGACGCTGCCGGATACTGCGGTCATGGGTGCCGTCCAGGCCATGGCGATTCTCCTAGAGCGGCATCACGATGATGCGGCGGTCACCGAACGTGCCGAGGCCGGAGGACACCCGGTACTTCATCGTGAACGTGTTGACGCCGGGGGTGAGGGCGAGGCTGCCCGCGTACAGCACGGCGGTGCCTGCCCCGATACGGACGGCGGAGGCGTTGAAGATGTTGATGGACCGGTTCAGGGCCGGGGCGATGCTGGAGGCGCCTGTCACTTCCACGCCCGCGTATGCGGATCCGGTGGTGACGTTGTCCATCTGGCAGTGGGTGAGGACGAGCGCGTACGGGCCGGTCGTGACCGTGACGGTCGGCCCGATGGTCGCCAGATCTGTGAAGCTGGTGGAGATTGTCGTCTCGGAGGTGAGGATTCCCTCCAGGTTGGGGGTACGTTCGGCGATGCTGTTCACGCCGTCGGCTACGAAGTAGTTGCCTGCGCTGGTTGCCTTGGCGGGCGCTGTCTCGTTGAGGTTGTCCCTCACGTGCTGGTTGAACTGGGCGGCCGTGAACGTGGAGTTGGCGACCGCCGTCATTGGCGCGGACCAGGCCATCTACTCCACCTCCTCGGCCTCGTACCGGCGGGTCTCCTCCAGCAGGTCGGCCGCTGTCTGTCCGTGCGGCAGGCCCATCTTCAGCGCCTCGACGTGACCGTCCGGGTACCAGTTCCGGGTGCCGGGCACCGGCCGCTGCAGCAGCGCGGCCCAGATCTCCTCCGCGTCCGGAGGCCAGTCGACGGGGGCGACCATCTGGCAGCCGCCTTCCCCGGAGCAGTGGAAGGAGCCCTGCCGTGGCGTGAGTCGTACGGCGTTGGCGCAGTAGCGGCGGGGGCAGTCGGCGATCCAGCGGCCGTGGTTGACCCGGGCTCGTGCTCGGGTGGTCAGGAGGTGGGCCATGGGAGGGACGGTAGGCACCCCCACGGGAAGATCATTCCGGCGGTTCAGGTGCCGAACTGTCCGAAGTCGAACTGTCCCTGGGTGGGGTGGTCGAAGATGAACACCGTCTCCGGGTTGTCGGCCGCGATGGGATCAAACACGCCGTCGTCGAAGCCCGCCCCCGCCTTGTCGAACGTGAACGGGTTGTCGGGGACCACGACACCAGATCGTTCGCAGCCGAACGTGGCGTAGTGCACCGGCCCGGGGCAGTCGTTCGCGCCGACCATGCGGGCAAGCGTGTGCTGAATGTTCTCGATGAAGAACTCGCCGAACAGCCCGAGCTCACCGTTGCGGATCGTGATCAGATCGGAGATCTGTCGCTCCACCGCCTGCAGATGGTGTGCCAGATCCGAGGAGACGATCCGCAGCGACACCGTCGGCCGCCGCTCCGAGTAGGCCGCGAGCAGTAGCTGCGCCACAGCCAGCGCGTCGTACGCTCCGGCCCAGGGGGCATCGTCGGCGTAGGTGCGCTGCCCGTGCCGGGCAATCGACGTGGAGTCCGCTGAGGCCACCTGCACTGTCCGTACGACGGGCACGGAGCGGGCTCTCAGCCGCAGGTAGGTGATCGTGACCGATCCGCTGGTCGCGGTGATGGTGATGGCTACGGACTGCCCGGAGCGGCGGGACAGCAGGGTGACGGGGACGCCGGGACCGCTGTAGAGGATGTCGGTTCCGTCGTCGATGTCCTGGGCTTCGAGGAAGGGGTCGGAGGCTTGGACGTCGACGGTGACGGACTGGCCGGTGGACAGCGAGATGGTGGCGTTGGATTCCCAGACGGTGGACAGGGAGGGCTCGGGGTGGCGTTCTTCGACGGGGAAGGTGATGTCGTTGACGATGTCGCGCCAGCCGTGGGAGTACTCGAAGGGCGGGATGAAGTCGAAGTCGGGCATGGCTCTCCCTCTATGCGGGGCCGACGATCTGCCAGGCGACGGTTGAGGTGTCGGTGCCCGATGTGGAGGTGATGGTGAAGCTGGTGCCCGCGCTGCGTGCGCTGACCCTGAGGGCGCCTGCGGTGCCGCCGGTGCTCTGTGCGGTGAGGAAGATCCGGCTGTTCGCGGCGACTGCCGTGGTGCTCACCGTCACCGTTCCGGCGACCAGGGTGGACAGGCCCATCTTGGCGTTGGAGCCCTCGGCGACTTCCAGGCCGCGGCCGATGGTGGCGATCCGGAAGTCGGCGGTGGTCAGGTCAAGGCGGTTCGCGGCGTTCCGGGCGAGAGTCACGTCGCGGGCGCCGGTGCCGGGGCCCCAGGACATGGCGCCGCTGCCCAGGAGCCGGAACCGGTCGAACGCGTCGAGGTTCCCGACGTTGGTGGACAGGGCGGTGTTGCCGGAGGCGGATGGCTGGGAGGCGATGACGTCGGCGAACGAGACGGGGGTGCGGAAGTTGAACACCGAGTCGGCAAGGAGAACGGCGTCGGGCAGGTTGGTGAACCAGTTCGTGGACGCGGCCGAGGTGCCGGCGAACTTCACCGTCGTGAACGAGACGTCCTGGCCGGCCGTGATGTTCACAGACTGCTGCACCCCGGCCACGCCGACCGAGGTGATCGGCGAGGAGAAGTGGCCGCTGGCCACACCGCCGACCGCGCTCCCGCTCCAGTTGAGGTCGTAGTTGCTGCCGGACGCGCCCTGCCCGTTGAGGGCGAAGACGACCTGGTTCAGATAGACGGGCGAGGCAGTGTTCTCGATGCTGATGCCGTGCGTCCGGTTGCTGACCACGCGGGCGCCCGTCACACGGATGTCGCTGGCGGTGCCCGTCACCCGCAGTCCCGTCGTGCCCTGCTGGAACGACGCGCCGGAGACCTGTACGTTCTGCGGGGAGCCGCCCGCGTCGGATTCGATCAGCGTGCACGGGTTCGTGGTGGAGCCGCGTCCGTCGAAGTTGTTCACGAACACTGCCACGCAGTCGCCCTTGACGTGCAGCGCCGACCCGGTGCCTGCGCTCATCCACGCGATCGTGTTCTCCAGCAGGACGTCCCGCGCGTCCTCGATCATGACAGCGTCGAGGTTCGCGGACGCTCCCGAAGCGACACCCATGGATGTGGCCTGCAAGTCGGTGACCGAACAGTTCATCCGGCTCGACTGGGCCGCATCCCCGAAGAACCGGACACCGGCGGCGCATTCGCTCAGGTACACCTGGTCGATGGTGGAGCCGTCCGGGTTGGACGTGGCCGACGCTGACGTCGACTGGAGTTGGGCGGCCCAGCCGTTGATGTTGAAGAAGGAGCAGCGGTTGATGCGGGCGCGGCGTACGCCGACAACACGGATGGCGTCGGCGGCTGGGTTGCTGGTCGTGGTGGCACTGTCGCCTTCGAAGCGGAGGTCGATGACGCCGCAGTCCGCCGCCGTGACGTTGACCATGGCGGTGCCCGTGAAGTTCGCGCCGAGAACGAGCTTGCTGGCCGAGCCGCCCGCACCTCGCAGCGTGACGCCAGCGGTTGCGATAGACAGGGCGTCGCCGTCGAGGAGGTAGCCGCCAGCCGTCGGCGGAAGGTAGACGACACCCCCGGCGGAGGCCGCGTCGACGGCTTCCTGGATGGCGCTGGTGTCGTCGTCGACGCCGTTGCCCGTGGCGCCGTACTCGGTGACGTCGACAGAGACCTGCGTCAGTCGCTGGTCCAGTTCCAGGAACCGCTCGTTGACAGGCACGTCCCACTGGGTTGTCCCGGCAGGGATGGGGGTCATGGCCACGGTTTACTCTCCGAATCCGCAGTCGCCGAAGCCGCCCTCGCCGAAGCCGGGGTCGAGGTCGCAGCACTGGTCTGCTGTGGGGGTTTGAGCGAATGTCGCCTGGCTCGTCAGTGATGCGGCGCGCAGCAGCCGGTGGTGACGGTCCCGGAAGACGAACGTCCCATCAGGGGAGATGAAGGCAATCGACGGCGGACCCTCCGAGACGAGGAGTTCGGTGAGTATGTCGAAGGCGTCATCCTGGTTGGCCCACCACCACGGCACATGGGTGGCGCCGAGGTCGAGGTCGCGGGGCGCGCCCCATCCGATGGTGTCGAGGATGACGCCGACCAGCGTGCCGGTGCGCTGCGCCTGGTACAGCCCCGTGGAGATCTTCGTGCCGCGCAGCAGGGCGAGTCCGTCGAGGCCGGTGATGACGGCGGAGCGGTCACCGCGGTCGGTGCGGATGTCGAAGAGATCGACGCGTCCGGTCATCAACGGGTACAGGGTGTTGTTGATGACCTCCTCGACCTTGATGGGGGCGGCGGGCGCGATGTCGTTGGAGATCGGGCTGTCTGGGTTCTCCGGCGAGAAGATCCGGTCGGCGTTGCACAAGGTGAACCCGAGCGTGCCGACGGCTGGCGGAGACAGTGCGCGGGCCTGGTCGCGCCCGTACTGGAAGACGACCGGCCCGCTGGCCAGAACGTCTTCGGTGACGTTCTCGGCTGTGCCGCTGTAGTCGCCGTCGTTGTTCCAGTCGATGGCGACGGTGTAGCCGTCGGCGAGGGTCGGCGCGATGTTGAGGTCGTCGAACTCGGCGTAGAGGCCCGTCGGACCGCCGCCGGTGACGAGCGGGCTGCAGTGCGCCAGGAGCTGTATCTGCAGGTCGGTGTCGGACACCCACGACGGGGAGGTGACGGTGTGCTGGTTGGTCCACCCGCGGCCATCGGGCGACGTGTCCCAGTACAGGGTGCCCGAGGCTTCGCGGATACGGATCCACGCATGCTGGGCGGGGTCGTAGGGGATGGTCCGGCCGCCCTCGTCGACGAACCCGACGTGGATGGTCATGAGGACGAGGCTGGAGGCCGCGTCGATCTGGAACACGGCCTGCGTGCCCGACACGCTGGACAGCACGAGGAGTTGGCAGTACGCCTCCACCATCCCCGCGCCGGGCGGTGGGAAGGCCTGGACGAACGCGTGCGAGTCCTCCATCTGGTAGACCGGCGCGGACGCGTAGGCGGCGAAGTCGATGTCGCAGGGCACGCGGGCACGGCCGCCCACTTCGGTGGGCAGCCCGCCGGGCCCGTCGTTGTAGTTGTCGGGCCACTTCACCGGGTCGACGACATTGTCGTCGAAATCATCCTGTAGTTCCTCGGTGAGCGGCATCTCAGGCAGCCCTCAGACTCTTGGGAATGCGGCCTGTCCGTGCAGCATTGTCGAGTGCCTTGACGAACCAGTTCTGCAGTTCCATCTGCGAGCCGATCGGGCCCTCGGCACGGAAGACGAACGTCGGACTGTAGTTGACCACTGTCGCTCCGGTGCCGGCGCGCATCGCGCCGACCCCGAGAGCAGGCAGGGCCGTGCCGCCGAGCGTGGCCGGCAGCGCGGGCACGCCGGAGGTGACGGCGCCAGCGATGCGGGCCATGGCCTGGTCGACGGCGGGCACCATGCGAGTGATGCCGCCCTCAAGCCCGAGGACAGTCATTCGGCCGACGCCCGCCATCACCCGCGACGGAGAGCGGATACCGAGGGCCTTGCGGATGGCCTTCTGCATGCCCTTGGCGATGGACAGCATGAGCTTCTCGATGTTCTTCTGCTGTGCCTTCAGCCCGGTGAGGAAGCCCTGCCCGGCTTTCTTCCCGGAGTCGTAGAGCATGTCCGCACCTTGCTTGCCGAGCTTCGACGACGCCGAGCCGATCTGCCCCTGCAGTTTGTTGAACCGCTTGATCGTCGCCTTGTCCGCGCCTGCGAGAGAGGCGGCGAACTGGGCTCCGGCCTCGGGGCCCATTTCCAGGATCTGCCGCAGAAGGCTCTTCGAGAGGCCCTTCTTCTGCAGCTTTGCCACGTTCGCCGTGAACGCCTTGATCTGCGCCAGCGACTTTTTCATCTGCCTCTCGACGAAGCTGGGCGCGAAGAAGTCCTCTTGGACGATGGCGCTGAGGGAGCCGGTGGAGCGGGCCTTGCTGGTGAGATCGGTGGCGAACTTCTGTGCGTCGGCGATCCGTTTGGCGATCGAGTCCCGCTGTCCGGCCAGGGACTGAAGGCGCCGGTTGCCTGCCTGCACCATGGCGACGAGCCGGTCGTCGATGCGGGTGGAGCGCCCCCGGAATGCCCTGGTGATGGAGCTGGCGATCTTCTCGGTGGTGGACTTGATCTGAGATTTGGTGCCGTTCAGGCCCTTGATGAAGCCGCGGCCGGTGTCTCGGCCGATCTCCGCGAAGACTTTTGAGGGGCTGCTGATGCCGAGGGCGTTCTTCGCTGCGCTCACCGCTCCGCCGACGACGCTCTTCGCCGTCGATGCCAGGGAGCCGGCCATGCTCTTGATGCCGCCGATCATGCCGCGCATCAGGTCTGCGCCCGCCCCGGAGAGCAGGCTGCCGATCCCGCCCAGCGCCCCGCGGACGCGGCCGGGGATGCCGCGTACGACGCTGATGGCGTTGCTTGCGCCGGTGGAGATGGCGGAGCGGAAGCGGGAGAGCGCTGAGGTGGCAACGCTGGCGATCATGCCGCCGAGCGAGGTCAGCGCGGAACGGGCGCGGCCGGGCAGTCCGCGCAGGAACGCGAGCGCCGTGTTGGCGCCGGAGACGATCGCGGCACGGAAACGGCTGAGCGCGGTGGTGGCGATCCGGGCGATGCCTCCGGCGAACGAGGCGAGGGCGGAGAACGCCATGCCGGGCAGGCGGGTGAACCAGCTGATGATCCCGTTGATGAGGTCGGGGACGATGCTGTTGCCGATGAGGATGTTGTAGAGCCAGACGAACCGGTCGACGATGCCCTGGACGATGGAGCCGACGATGCTGCCGATGCGGGAGAAGGTGCCGGTGAAGTGGGCGATGACGCCGCTGACCAGCGCTTTCAGCGAGTTCCAGGCGGCGGAGAAGTCGCCTCGCAGGAGATCCGTCACGAGCCGCAGCGCGGGCATGACCAGGTTGGTCAGGGTGGAGGCGAGCTGCCCGGCGAGCGCGGACGCGAGTGCGACGACGACGTTGATCACCGGCTGGAGGGCGGGCAGCAGTGCGCCCATGAGCTGGGTGGAGAGCCCGGCGATCATGGCGATCAAGGGCGCGGCTTGGGCCATGAGTTGACCGACAGATACGCCCAAACTGACGAAAGACGGGGCAAGTTTGACGAGCATGCCACCGAGGAGCTGGATCCCCATCACGAGCTGACCGGCCAGCATGTCCGCCAGCGGTCCGATGATGGCCGGCAGTTGCGCCAGGACCGGCGCGAGGGTCGCCTGCAGGGTCTGGCTCAGGGTCTGGACGACGGGCGCGAGCGCGGCGAACACCGTCTGCGCGGCGGCAAGGAGCGGTGTCAGGGCGGGCAGCAGGCTCGCGGCGAGCTCCCCGACGACGGGCAGCATGGGCGCCAGGGCTTCGACCAGCGTGCCCACCGCGCTGGCTGCGACCTGCAGAACGGGACCGAGCGCGCCGATGATCGGCGACAGCCCGGCACCCAGCGCCCCGATCAGTGTCTCCGCCGGACCTTGCAAGGTGGTCAGGATGGGGCCGATCGCAGCGAGCGCCTGCCCGAGCAGCGGCCCTGCAGTACGCGCGAGGGTGGCCATGACCGTGGAGACGGCGCTGATCGCGGACTGGAAGCCCTCCGTCGCCGTGGCCTCCTTCAAGACCCCGGTGATCTCCTTCAGCGTGCCGACCAGGCCGCCGCCCGCCGCCTGCACCGGGGCCATGACGTTGCCGAGGATCCCGAACACGTTGCCCGCGACGGTGCCGAGATCCTTCAGCACGTCGATGGCGGTGTTCACGGCGTCGGTCAGGGCGCCCGACTCGAACGCCTTGTTCAGCTTCTCGCCGATACCCGTGGCGAACCCGGCCGCACCAGCCGTCAGGCGGTCAAATGCAGGGGCCCCGGCAGTCGCGAGCTGTCCGAGCGCAGTGACGACCTGGCCGGGAATCTTCTGCAGGTTGGTCAGGCCCGCGTTCGCGCCAGCCATGGCCTTGCCCAGGGTGCCGCTGGTCGCCAGCCCGCGGGCGGCCGCGCCAGCGCCGAGAGCCATACGGTTGAGAGTGGAGGCGGTGTCGTCGAGGTTCTTCCGTACGACCGGCAGTGCGGTGGTGGACAGGCGGTCGAGTTCACCTGCGAACCCGGCGAAGAGCTGATTCTGGATGCCCTGCTGGAACCGCTGGAACGCGGGCTGGAGTTCCTTGATCTGCACGGCGAACGCGCGGGCATTCGGGGCGAGTTTCTTCAGCGCCTCGTCGAACTTCTTCGCCCCAGCCTCGCTTGTGTCGAACGCGGCGGTGGCGGCCTCGCCAACGCCGACCATGCCGAGCTTGATCGCCACAGACGCCTGGGTGATGGCGAGCATGCCGGTGACCGCGACGGCACCGGCCGGCGCGATGTTCTCCAGCGTGGTGACGATTCCCGCCAGCAGGGGCGCGGCTGTTCCGGCGGCCGCCCCGATCGCTCCGATCCCAAGTCCGACGCGGCCGAGGATCCCCGCCGCAGTTCCGGCCGCGTTGGCGAGGCCGCGCAGGCTGAAGCTGAAACGGTCGCCGCCGCCCGCCGCCCGGGTGAGGGTGGCGTTGATGTCGTCGCCCGCGCGGACGAACCGGCCGTTGACATCGCGGAGCCGGCCGTTGACGTCGCGGGTGAAGGTGTTCAGGGCGTTGGTGGCCGGGGTGGTGTTGACGGTGAGGGTGGGCGTGTTGTTGGTGATCGTGCGGTTGATGAGGGCGGACTCTGCGACGAACCGTCCTCGTACGTCGCGGAGCCGGCCTTGTGCGTCGCGGGAGAACTGGGCCAGCGCGCGGGTTGCCGGGTCGGTGTCGCCGTCGACGCGGATGGTGGCGTCGCCGACGAGTCCGCCGTCACCTGCGGGGGTGCTCATGCGAGGGTCACCCCCATGGACTTGAGGAAGGTCTGGGATGCGTCCTCAGCGCCGTCCCACCACCAGGGCGCCTTCGGGTCGCGGGTCGGGTCGGGTTCTTTGAGTTCGGTGCTGGGGGTGGCCCAGTTGCGCACGCCGAGTTGCCCGTCGAACCGCCGCCTGGCGGTGTCGGGCTGTTCGTTCTCACGGACGGGGAGTCGCGCGATCATCTCGGCGTAGATCCAGTTCAGGAACCGGTCGGCTGGAAGGTCGCCGGGATCGACGCCTGCAGCGGCTGCGCGTCCGTCGAGCTCGTGCCAGATACCGGGCTGGCTGGCCCAGTGGACGAGTCCGAGGACGGCTCGGTAGGGCGGAGCCCGTAGTGCTCCAGCAGCCAGGTGATGACGTCGGACGCCTGCTCCAGCTCGATCGGGTTCTCAAGGTCGTCGAGGCGTTTCTGGAAGCGGGCGTTCGACTCGGACAGGAGGACCATTCCGAGGGCGTCGGCGAACACGTCGAGCTGCTTATCGAGGGGCGTCTCCTCGATACCGGCGAAGCGTGAAGCAAACCGGGAAAGGGTCTTGCCGGGCAGCGCGGTGGCGGCTTCGAAGATGTCGTCGTCGATGCGGAAGATCAGCCGTTCGCGTTTGCGGCTGAAGTCCTTGACCGGCGTGGCTTCGGTGGGGATCGGCTGGGTCATGGCGGTGACGGTAGGTTCCGCCCCGGCATGATCATTCCGGGCGGTCAGAGGGCCGCGCTGGAGGAGGCCAACGGACCTGCCGGTGAAGTCACTTGGCTTTGCGCCAACACGTAGAATTGGGCTATGAAACGTAGCCCTCTTGACCGCCTCGCCTCCAAGTCCAGCGAGGCCGTGTGCTTCACGCGCGGACTCCATCTTCCCTGCTGGGCTTACCGAGGGGCCCTAACTCCCAAGGGGTACTCAGTCGTCCGACTGGACAGTCGGCGGACCGCAATGTCCCACAGGGTGGCCTACGAGCAACTGATAGGCCCTATCCCCGAGGAGCTAGAACTAGACCACCTGTGCCGCAACCGGGCCTGCTGGAACCCTTGGCACTTGGACCCCGTCATCCACGCCGTCAACGTGAGGCGGGGGCTCGCCGCTGCTGGTCTTCGGGCTCGCGCGGCCCTCATCACCCATTGCCCGGCAGGCCATGAGTACGCAGGCAAGAACGATCGACGCCGGAAGAGCGGAAAGCGGTACTGCCACGAGTGCGCTTTGATACGCGAGCGCCACAAGAGGGAAGCCGCAGGAGCAGGCATACCGAACAGTGAGAAGACGCATTGCCCGCAGGGGCACCCGTTCAGTCAGGAGAACACGTACGTGAATCCCTCTGGGCAACGCACCTGCCGCACGTGCCGAAAGGACAGCCTGCGGGCGCACAGGGCACGCAAGGCTAGAGAGCGGCTCGGAGAGCCTTGATCAGAAAATCGTTCGGCCTCGTGCCTGGGTGCATTGCGTACCGCGCGTACACCACCTGACCGCCAACCGTGAACCGCAGAACCCCCCCTGGCCTGCGCGGACGGATCTGATGCGGGCGAGTCCCCCCGGTGACGTACAGGGCCGCAGGATGCCGGACGTTGATGACCCCCCGGAACTCTCCGCCGGGCCCGCGCTGGATCTGCGAGCGGATGGTGCCGCCCATGCTGCCGGGCGCGCCGCGGATCGCTTCGGCTTCGACGCGACGCAGGCGGCGTTCCATGTTGCGGTGGACCACCCCGCCGGGCAGCCGCAGCATGCGCTGGATGCGGGTGCGGTCGAGGCTGAAGCTGGTGCTCACCGAGAACACGGGGCCTCCCTCAGTTCCGGGGCAGCGACACGTAGGCGCGCAGTTCGTTGCCACCGCAGACGCCCGTCGGGCCCTGCGCCGTGAGCGGGCGGAGCATGAAGTCGGAGATCTCCCGGGCCGCGTTCATCTGGCACAGCTTCACCGACACCGCCTCCAGCATCTCGTACGCATCACGGAGAACCTCCTGCGCCGACGCGTCGAGTTCGGCGACGGTGGGCGCGAGTGCCTGACCATCCGCTCCAGGTACGCAGCGGATGACCTGGATGACGACCTCGGCGACCTCCCACGGCGCGTCACATCCGTTGCCGACGCGGCGGGAGAGTTCGTCGGGGAACGTCTCGGTGAGGAAGATCCGGGCGACGGACACGGCAAGGAGGCCGCAGTCGCATTCGTCCCACGCAATCTGTCCGGGCACGACACCGGAGCGGTCGGGCTTGCTGGTCAGTTCGTCGTGGACGGCGACGCGCAACGTCTCAGCGACGGTGTACCACTTCAACGGGCCCGTGATCACGTGTCTGTCCTCCGCACCGCTGGCCGGTCAACGGAGTACACCCGCGACCGTGTCCGCAGCCGGTTCGGATTCCACGTCGTCACGAACATGTCCACCAGATACAGCCCGGTCCGGCCCTGCCGGAACAGCTCACCCACGTCGGGATAGCTGATGGTCACGCCCTGCCGTACAAGCTGCTGCAGCCCGGCCGGCAACTTGCAGTCCCCGCCGTCAGCCGCCTTCGCGATCTCGCACGCCAGCTGCCCCATCGCCAGCGCCGCGCCGTCCGGGAGATCCTCCCCGTAGACAGCGGTCACCGACCACGTATCCGCCTCGGTGTCCGCCGAGGAGAGGTCGTTGCAGCGCGGCCAGTCCCCGCCGTCCGTACGCACCAACAGCCGATTGTTGTCCACCCGGTACGCCCCGGTCACCAGCGGCGTCCCGTCGATCTTCACCTCGACGATCCGCAGCACCGGCGCAGGCAGCAGCACCTCCGCCACCGAACTGCACGAGCACCCGCCGTGGCAGGAGCCGCACGTCAGGTTGAACCACTGCCCGCCGATCAGCGCGGGCTGCGGGTATGAGCCTCCGGCCCACGGCGGCCCGAAGTCGTCGAAGAACGAACTGCTTCCGCAGTCGCGGCGGCACGGTCGCAGCGTTACCTCGCACAGCCCGAACCGCTGGCCGGTCAACCCCCACAGGGTCTCCGTGGCCATGGACACCGCCAACCCTGTGACTGCGGGGTTGAGGGTGTCCAAGTCGCACGTCCACTGGACCGGCCAGTCGGAGCAAGGACCGAACTGCGCGACCACCAGACGCCTATGCGGCCAGCGTCGTCGGGTTGCACGCCACGGTCGGCGGCAGGCCCGTGGTCACGTTCCACACCCAGTGCTCGTCGGTGTCGACGGACTCACCGGCCGGCAGGTACTCGTCGCCGACGAGCGTGTCCCACGTTGCGCCCGCGCCCCGGGTTTCGGAGGTGAACTCGAACGTGGAGCGCCCGTTCTCGATGGTGTAGGAGCCGATCTGGGTGGCGCCCACATTGGGCCACGCGTGGTAGATGTACCGCTGGTTCCCGGACGCGTCACACGCACCCGATCCGGCGACCTCCTGCCACACCTCCAGCGAGAACCGGTTCGTCGGGTTGCCCTCGGCGACCGCGAAGCCGGTGCCGGTCGTCGGCGACCCGGAAGTGAGTTCGCGGGCGCTGATGATGTAGGAGATCGCGGAGACGTTGACCTCACACATCTGGATCGTGAGCGCCATCCGCTTCAGCGTCGGGTCGTCCTTCTGGTTCACGCACGGCTGACCGGACGCGGTCCGCTCGAAGAACTCCTCGCCGTCCTCGTAGTCCGGCTCCATCTCGACCTGTACAAACCCGGACGAGACGGCGACGAGCCCGGACGCGCCGGTCACCGGCACCCCGCACACGTCCAACGCGATGATCCGCATGTGCGTGCCCTTGATAGGCGTCGCGCACGTGGAGACTGTGGCCATGGTTCTATCTCCTATTCGGTGGGCACGCCCAGGACGATGTGCGCAGCCAGCAGGCAGCACTCAAAACCGATCAGATAATTCCGTTCGGCCTGCATGCGAAGGGTGTTGGAGGAACGGTCCAGCGAGTCACGGACCTGCGTGAAGTAGATGTCCGACCGATATCCCCACGCGGCACCGGTGGCGTAGATCCATGTGGTCCCCGCAGCCGCCGCCTCCCCCGCAGGCCCCGTGCCGGGGTAGCCGCCGCCCACCACGATCAGGTTTCCGGCCGGGGTGACCAGCCGCCCGTCATCGTCGAGGCTGGCAAGCTTCCACGCCGCCAGCGTGGGCAGCGCGGTCCGCGGCACGTGGATGAGGCCCTGGCCCTTGTAACAGTCGGCCAGCCCCTGCTCCAGCACCCCGAGCCCGTGAGCAACGTCCGCGCCCGTGACGACCGGAGACGCCACCGACTGGAGGACAACCTCGCCGTCCACGACCTCCGCGTCAGCCGACAGATGCGGGAACACCACCGTCTGATCGGCCGCGAGGCCGGTCCAGAACGCGGTCTCCAACTGCTGCTGCTCGACGCGGGCGAGGGCGTCCTGCGCGATGGTCTGCGCCTCACCGATGCCGACCGGAGAGCAGTGGAACTCCGCAATCACGGTGAACGGCAGCGCGCCCCTGGACTCCTGGGTGACGTTCGGGGTCTTGGCCGGCGGTTCCGGTGGGGCGCCGGTACCGGTGGCGGAGATGCACTCGTCGTACGTCGTGTCACCGGTCGGGCAGCGGTCCACCCAGGTGACGCCGTTCTGCCAGTGGACGCCGTCGGGGCTGGGGCGCTGGACGCTGTCCCACAACCCGTGCGGGAGGGGGGTGAACACGGTAGGCAGATCGATGAGCTGTCGTGCCACGCGTGTTCACCACCCTTCGTCGTTAGTACGGTTCACGGCCCTAAGCCGGGTCAGACCCGGACCGTGCCGGTGAGGAGCGCCGACGTGGAGCCGTTGACGTTGAAGCCGACCGTGTACCGGCGGGACTCGTGGCCGACCTTGGCGATGAGGTGGGCCTCCTCGGACCAGGCGGCCGTGTGGTCGTTGGTCTCGTTCAGCACGCTGTCGCGGATGACGCCGAGGTCCAGGCTCATGCCGTTGCCGTGGATGAACGTGCCGGCCGCGTAGATGAGGAAGTCGACCGTGGTCGGCCATGCGGTCATCTTCGTGGCGTTGCCGAACTGCGAAGCGCCGCGGACCTGCCAGTCGTTGACCCACTGGACGGCGATGTTGCGGGCGGTGAAGTACCGGTTGACCTCGGAGAGGGGGATGTCGCCGAGTTCGACGCCCGCCTTCCAGGCGAGGTCGGCCTGGATGACGTCACGCACCCAGTAGGGGAAGACGACTTCGAGGACGTCGTCGATGCACATGCCGTAGCGGGCCCGGTAGTCGGTCGCGGCCATGCCGACGGCGTTGTAGATGCGCGGTGCGGCGGCGTCGGTCACGGCGCCCCCGGTGATGCTGGTCGCGGCGGTGGAGCGGGCCAGCATGAGCGCGATCAGGCGGGCGTTGATGACGTGCGCGTGGGCGGCCATCAGCAGCTGCAGCGTGTTCTGGGTCGCCTCCGGGTAGGCGTCGTCGGTGAGGTTGCCTGCGGTGAGGCAGTAGCCGTACGCCTCCAGCCGCTCCTCGTCGAAGTCCGGGCACGGGACGCGGACGCACGGCTTGGTCGGGGAGCCGGTGGCGGCGGCGATGTCGTCGGCCTCGGTCCACAGGAACGGCGTGGACGTGTTGGAGAGGGTGGCGGCGAACCCTGCGAAGGCGGTGCCTCCGGCGAGGGCGTCGGCGAGGCTCGGGGAGACGGGGTAGCTGATGCCGCCGCGGGTGACGCCGAAGGTCGGCAGGTCGATCATGCCGTCTTCGCAGGCGATGTTGAAGAAGTCGTAGCGGGTCTCGGACGGAGCGCACCATCCTCCGCCCGCGACGAGCGCGGCCTGCTTGTCGGGGCCGGTGAGGTAGGAGATGAGGTCCTTCATCTCGCCTCGGGTGGTGCGGTTGTCGACGCTGTGGGAGAAGTCGTTGCGAATGCTGGCGACGAGCTGCTCGCTGGGCTGGCCGGAGGTGACCGGCATGGACTTGGCCTTGCGGGCGGTCACGTCGGCGAGCGCGGTGAGGCTGCTCAGTCCTTCGCCGCGGGCGACGCCGGGGATGTCGACGGATGCGGTGATGGCGAGGCGCTGGGTCGGGACCTGCGGTGTGGGGGCGTGCTGTGCGGTCTCGGCGAGGGAGGCGGTGGCCCGTCGGGCGATCTCGTCGGGGCGGACGCGGCCGCCGCTGCGGTCGAGCATGAACGCGGACAGCGCGGCGGTGACGCCCTGCGCGGTGGCCTGCGCGATGGACTCGGCGTCGACCTGCGGGGCCTGCTCGGCTGCGGCCTGGGCGGCGGGGGAGCCGTTGACGCGAGCCTGCAGCTGAGAGAGCTGCTCGGCGACGCGGCTCTGCTGGAGGGAGGCCTGCTGCTCGGCGCGGACCTCGCGGACGCGGAGCTCGCCGCGGATGCGGTCGAGGTCGTCGGTGAGGCGCATCGCGTACTGCAGCGTCTCGGGGTCCACGGCGTCGGACTCGTTGACGCGGTTGAACTCGGCGACTGCCTTGCCTTCGAGTGCGGCGAGGTCTTCGTCGCTGGAGAGGGTGAGGTCGGACGGGGCGCTGAACAGTTCCTCGGCTGCCACCTGGGTCCTCCGGTGTGAAGAGGGGTTGTGCGCCCGTCTTGTCGGCGCCTAGTTGACGCGAGGGTAGCGCAATAGCACACGGACCGGCAAAGAGTCAATTCTCTTTACCGGTCCGCATAAATAAAGGTCAGGCGACTGGAGGGGGCGGCGGCGGGGGTGCCGGACGGCGCCTCTTATTGCAGCTGCACACGATTGCTCACCTCCCTCCGGGGTGTACGCGGCGCGACAGCATCCGCATCACGATCCGCACCGCGTCCTGCTCCACATCAGCCTGCGACCGGCCCCACGCCACCGTCGGACGACCAGCCGCCACCAGCGCCTGCGGCTCCCCGCTCGCGACCCTGGCCCGCATCTTCGGCACCGGGAAACCAGGCACGTTCACCGCAAGGAGCCCCACCAGCCGCAGTTCACCGCCGATCCGCCGCCAGTCCCCCGACACCTGGCCCGCGGCCTGCAGCTCATACACGCGCAGCGGATCCGCGCCCGGCCTGATCGCACCCGCCACCCAGATGCCGTGCGCGTCGTTGCCCACCGCCACATCCGCCACCGCAGCACCGGTGTTGTCGTAGTGCTCGGCCGCCGGGGACGCCCCATAGTGCAGCGGCGCATGCCCCGTTCCCACCGTGATCTGGCCGACCGCCACCCTCGTGCCGTCCGCGCACGCGACCTCGCCAGTGCGGTAGTACGGGTGGGCGTCCTCATGCGGCGGCTGCACGCACACACCCTCCTGCCCGATATGGCACGACCCCCACTGCGCGGCATGCCCGTAGATCCGGCCGTCGTCCGTCACCGTGATCGGCGTCGGCAGACTGAGCTGCGGATCGGAGAACCAGGCGGCCGGCGGACGGACCAGCTCGGCGCCAGCCGTCACTGGCGTGAGGTGGCGTGGCGCCTCCGGCTCGCCGTCGGCTTCCCGCAGGGTCAGCAGCTCGGCCTCCGTGACCGGGGTCCCGCCGGCCACGATCGCGCCGGCCTCGTCGAGGAGGGCGATGTACGCCTCGGCGAAAGCCGGGATATCGACCAACGTGGCGGCCCTGATCCGTCCGCCGTGGAAGACGACCTTCTCGGGCTGCGCGAACAGCATCTCGAACAGGTCGTCCTCGTCGCCCTCTGCGGTACCCGCGTTGACGTCCTCGGGGAAGACGTACTCAACGTCCGCGTCGGCGATGCTGTCCGCGTCGATGCTCACGCCGCGGAGGAACTTGCCTTCGATCTTGGCGTGGACGCGGCGGCCGTCTTCGTCGGAGAGGTCGAGGACTCCGGCTCCCATGATCTTGTTGCCGTCGCGCCAGATGCGGTCGATGCGGCCGACGTTGACGGCGATGGTCCGGGCTTCGCCGCCGTGGGAGTCTTCCTTGTTCCAGCGCAGCGGGACGGGGAGGTCGGCCCAGGTGAGGGCGTCGGGGGCGAACTCGCGGCCGTCGCCGGTGACGATGCCCTCGACGGCGAGGGGGCCCTCCCACGGGGCGGTGTCGCCCGCGTAGTCCATGCCCTTCTCCGGCATGTCCTCGTCGTCGCGGTCGCCTTCCTCGGCCATCAGGGCGGCCTGCTGTTCCAGCGCTTCCGCCTCGGTGGCGTGGCAGCCCATCAGCTCCTCGCCGTCCTCCTTGACCACGGCCCACGGCGTATCAGCACCGCAGTCCGGGTGGTCCTGCACGATGCTGTACGGCACGGTGCCCTCCTGCATGGTCGGTTGCTGCGGCATTGTGTCTGCGGAAGCCGCCAAGATCATTCCGGTGGTGGCTGCCTGCTCGCCTTCCTGTGGCCAGACGGTGACGAGGGTGCCCCGGCAGCGCGCGCCGCCCAGACAGCCGGTGTAGCCGCCGGTCGGATATGCGGTGCGGGCGTCGGGCAGTGTGGTGTAGCGGGTGCCGTCGATGTCCCGGCAGGGCTTACATGACGACTTGTCCAAGATCTCTGTGGCCGTGTACTCGGCGGGCGGGGCGACCGCGAGGACGGCCATGCGGCCCTCGTTCTGAGCGGCCGTCATCGCCGCGCCCACCTGCTCCTCCACCGCCGCACCGGACAGGCCCGCAAGGTGCTCGTCGACCTGGGCCGCGATCTGCGACGCCGAACCCGAACCCCACACCCGCATCGCCTGCCGTACTGCGGACTGCACCAGCCCGACCCCCAGCACTCGCGCGGCCGTCCGGCCGATCTGCCGCAGCCGGTCCCGTATCGCCGCCGCGGTGAGCGCTTCGTCGTCCAGCGACCACTCGGGGATGGTGACGCCCTGTGCTTCGGCCTCGGCCTGCTGTGCTTCGCCTGCCTCGCGGGCGTAGGCGATCATGCGGGCGATCAGCAGGCGGGCCCCGTCGTCGGTGCCCACCGTGAACTCGTCGAGCCGGTCGAGGTCGTCGGCTTCGGCAGCAGCTTGGACGGCGGCGGTGATCTGCTCGCGCTGCGTCTGTTGGATGTCGGCCCACGCCTCGACGGTGGCGTCTACGGCTTCGTGCCACGCCTTGTCCATCTGCGCGAAGTCGACGCGGGAGGCGAGTTCGAGTTCGGTGGGCTGACGGCGCAGCGGACCGGCTGCGGCCGTCATCTCGGCGGTGAGCGGGATGTCGGTGTGGTCCCCGGCAAACGCCACGCGGATGCGGTCGAAAGTGACGGGCCCGATCCGCTCCTCCATGGAGATGATGAGGTCGAGCTCGTCGGAGTACGCGGCACACACGTGGGGCTGCCAAGGCGCGTGCTGCACTGGCAGATCCGGTTGGTCGTGCATGCCCTCCAATGCCTCGACGGCGATCGTGTGCGCGAGTTCCAGAGAGGCGGTGATGACCCGCTCGTCGCGGTCATCGCCGACGTTCCAGACCCATGACGGGCTGTCGGTGTTGGCGTTCCAGTGCGCAGCCCCGAAGACGCGCGCCTTGATGGGACCGCTGACGAAATCGTCCACGCCCGCACGCAGGTTGCTGATCAGCTCCTCGCGGGCGTCCTCGTGCCACCGGGCGCCGTCGTCGCCGAGGTAGTACAGCGTCAGGTGGAGATCCTCGGCAGCCTCGCCGCCCTCGATCGCCAGCCGCTCCGCATCCTCCGCCGTCGGCATCAGCGCGATCATCGCGCCCTGCATGTGCGAGCCGTCAGCGGCGGCTGTGAGCGTGGCCATTCGAACTCCGAGGAGAGGAGGCGGTGGTGAGGAACGCGGACGTGTCGAGGTACGGGGCCCGCTGCCCGATCGTCAACTGCCCGAACGGGGAGAGCCGCGCCTCATACGTCCCCGACGTCCCCGGACGCGGCAGCTGCGCCAGCTTCACCGCGGCGTGCGTGAACGGGCACGAGTAGGCGTGCTGCGAGCACAACGCCGGGTGCAGCAGGTCGGGTGGCCGGCCGGTCGTGAACCGGACGGCGTGCATGGCCTGCGACTGCTGGATCAGCCGTGCCGAGCGGGCTGCGGCTGCGGCCTCGCGCGCGGCGGTTTCGTCCGGCGGGGAACGGTCCTCCGGTGCTGGTTCCTGCTCGGTGGCGGGGGGTGCCGTTTCGTTGGCGGGCACGGCAGCAACGGGTGTGATCGTGACCTGCTCGCCGGTGAGTTCCAGGAGTGCGGATCCGGCGCCGGAGGGGAGGGTCCTGATGATGACCTTGAGGGCCTGTTCCTTCAGTTCGTCGCTGTCGGGCTTGTCGGCTTCACTGAAGCCTGTCTCCCGTCGCAGGGCGTCGCCGTCGATCTCCATCCGGTCGTACAGCTGGATTGCGTCGGCGGACCGGTCGGGGCGGAGGGTGAGTTCGGACATGTCGTACCAGACGACCCAGTTCGCCCAGTCGTCGACGCCGGATGCTTTCAGCCGGGGTTGGAGGTAGCCGGCGGTGAGGGCTTGGCAGATGAGTTCGGCGTCGGGGGCGACGTCGACTTTGAGGCTGTTTTCGTCGCTGATCCAGGCGTTCCAATGGTTCAAATCGGACATGCCTAGAAGCACTTCGGCGGGCACGTTGAGCTGGGACGCGAGGCGCTTGATGGCGCTGTCCCGCTTCTCGATGATCTTCTCGTCGATTTTCAGGGTGAAGTCGATGTGAGCGATCTTGTCGACGTACTCGGCGGGAACCTTGATGGGCATCGGAACGACACCAGCCGCAGTGCCCGGCGTGCGAATCGCTTCGGCCGCGATCTCGATCCACTCGGCCATGAACGGATCGGGGGCGTCGGCGAACTCTTCGCGGACGGGGAAGGTGATCTCGTCGGGGAAGACCACCACCCCGGCCGACGCCAGCCGGGAGAGGTACTGGGCGGTGATGTGCCGGTTGACCAGCTCCAGTTCCCGCATCGTCTGCCGGGCTGCGCGGGCGGGGCTGTCGGCGATGTGGTGCCAGCGCTTGTTCGGCCGCCACACCCTGAGCGGCCGGAGGGAGTCGGGGGCGAGGGGCCGCCAGCTGGTGCCGGTGTTCACAGCGTTCTCGTCGGCGACTTCGTAGTGGCCTCGGGCGGCGCGGACTTCGTCAGTGGAGCGCACCGACCAGCGTTCGACACCGTCCACGTTTTCGACGATGACGTAGCCCTCGCCGGGCACCGCGAGTTGGGTGCCCAGGCCGTTCATGATGGCGGCTTGCCCGGCGACGCCTCCGGCCATGCTGGTCATCAGGTCGACGGCGGTTCCGGCGTCTTGGCGGACGGGTTCGTCAGCGCCGGGTTCCAGGCGTGCGGCGTACAGGCGGACGCGGGAGAGGCGCTTGGATTCCCAGTCGACGGCGTACCGGAATTCACCCAAGTCCTCGTGGTAGGCCCAGGCTTCCTGCTGCCAGGTGTCGGTGTTGCGGATGAGTTCGGTGCGGGGGCTGGTGACAGGCGCTGCGGCGGCGGTGAGGGCGTTGGCTTCGGGGGTGGGGAGTGGCGTGGGCGCGGGCAGCGCGCGGCGCCGGCTGAATGGATGCCACCAGGCCATCGGGTCTCCCTGCTCGCGGTCTGCGAGGGGAGGCTAGGCGCGAGCCCGAGAAGATCATTCCGGGAATGGAGGAGCCGCCCGTGCCTGCTCGTCACGGACGGCCCCAGCCCAACCACCGGGACCCGCACAGCCCCATCACCTACACGATGAGCGTACGCCCGATCACGCCCACTCCTGTCCGGCGATCAGCGCGCCCACCGCCCACACTGCGGGCCACACCAGCAGCGGCATCGGCAGGCCGACGACCGCCCACGTCCCGGCCGTCACGGCGAGGGCGACCCAGCCGGACGCGCACCAGGGGCAGGAGAGCAGGTCGGCAAGCCAGTACGGCGCCCAGCGCGTGCGCTCCACGTAGCGGTTCGTCTCGCCGTCGATCACTGTCAAGCCGCCGAGGCGCGCTACGGTGGCTGACTGGCCCTCTTCCAAGACCGGGAGCGGGTTCCTCTCCGACTCCTTCCGCGTGAGCGGCCGCCATCCGCCGACGAGCCGGTCGCGCAGCCACAGCACCGGCGGGAAGGTGTCGGCCACGACCAACCGCGTGACCCTGTAAGTCGCCAGCGACATGACGAGCAGCAACAGCCAGGTCTCCATGCCCGTCACCGTAGCCGCCCGCCAACGATCTGCTTTCTGGCCAGATCCCCACCCAACGAACCCTGGCCGCGCGCCGACGTACCCACCAGCTTCAACTGCCAGGCAGGCCACACCATCGCGTCCAACCGGTCCGGTGACCAGCCCAGCTCGGGGTACCAGGTGGCGAGCTGGTCTTCCAGTTCCTCGAACACCCCGGCCATGTGCCAGCGGCCCTGAGCAGAGAGCGCGGCGACCGGCTGCGCCCGGACCACCTTCCCGCGGGTCGCGGTCACGGTGCGGATGGGGATGTCCACGCCGAGCGCCTCGGCCGCCGTGCGGATGGTCGCCACGCACATGGCGCCGCCGTAGTTCGTCTCGGCCACGATCTCGTCGGCCTCCCAGTCGATCGCGGCCTGCACCGCGCGCCGCCCCCACTGGTCCGGCGACAGCTTGCACGACCGGTCGTCCAGGACGAACCCGTGGTGCTGCGGCCGGCCGCCGTCTCCCGGCAGGACGAGCCCCGACTTGCCGACCACGACGGTGCCCTGCTCCCCGGCTCCGCCGGAGGGGTCGACACCGACCGAGATCCGGGTGAGGTCCGGCACCTCCTCGGCGCGCACCCGGGTCTCTTCGATCGTGGCGCGCGTCCACAGCGCGTCGGCCACCTCGTCGATGAGTCGGCCGTGGAGTTCCTGCGCGCCGATGTCGGTGCCCGCGTACGTCTCTTCCAGGGCGTCTTTGACGGTCTGTTCGAGGTGCGGATTGTCGTACATCGTGGCGTGCGTGTGCACGATCCCCCGGACTTCACCCGCGAGCATCCGCTTCAGGAGAGGGCGGGGCTTCGGGGTGGTGGCGGCGATCCAGTGCGGGCGTGGCCCGGAGCGGAGGCCGAAGCGGAGCTGGTCGTAGGTCTGCTCCATGTACCGCCACGTCGCGAACTCTTCGAGGACAGCGAGGCACGAGTTACCGCCGGCGCGGAGCCGTTCGACGTCCTCGGGGGTGTGCGACCCATACAGCTTGGCCTGGGATCCGTTGGGCCAGCGGATGACGGTGCCGCCAGGCGCTTGGACGAGGCGGGCGCCAGGGTCGGCGTTGCGGATACCACCAGGGCCTTCGTACATGGACGTGACGCCGTCACCGAGGGTCGGGGCGATGATCGATATCCAGTGCGGCACCGGCCCTGGAAGGCAGGCTGGTCCGTTGACGTGCTGCCGCACGTACTCGGCGCACGCCTTCGACTTCCCAGCGCCTCGGCCGGCCATGAGAAGCCAGCCTGTCCAGGCTCCGGCGGGTGGGATTTGGTGGGGTTGTGGCTGCCAGCGGGGTTTGAGTTGGGCAGCGAGGAGGGCGGCGGCGCGCTTGGCGACTGTGGCCCGGTCCTCGGTGGTCATGACCGGATTGTCACCGGTGGCGTGGGCGGTGGTTTCCGGGTCGGGCGTCGCCTCGGTCAGGGAGGCCGCTGCTGTTGTGCGCCCCGTGGTGCCACGTCCACGTCCTCGCCGGGTGGTGCACGATCTTTGCTCCGGCGGCGATGCAGCCCAACGTGAACTGAAAGTCCTCGCCGGACACCTGGACGTTCGGGTCGCGGGCGAACCCGACTTCCTTGGCCAGCTCGGTGCGGACGAGGATCGTGATCGTGGTGGAGTTCGGGGCGCTCGGGTCGAAGGGCTTGCCGAAGAACATGGGGAACGGGTCGGATCCGCCGACGACGCGGAACCACGGGTACACGTAGTCAGCCTTGGTCTCGGCCGCGCAAAGAAGCAGCTGCTCCACGTGGTACGGATCCATCTCGTCGTCGCTGTCGAGGAACGCGACCCATTCCGTCTCGACGAGGTGGAGGCCGTGGGCGCGGGTGATGGCGGCGCCGAGGTGGTGGATGTCCTCGGCGAGGATGTGGTGGACGGGGACGGTCTGTGCGCGCACCGATGCGGCGGCACGGTCGAGCATCCCGTTCGCGCGCCGCTGCTCGTGGAACGGCGTCACGACCGTCACCCCTGGCTGCACGTCGCATCCTTCGCCGAGGCGATCAGCTTTGTGGCATTCGCTTCTCCAACCAGCCGGATCAGGGTGGGCATCAGACCATCCCGCAGCGCATCGCGCCCGATCTCCAACGCCACTTCGTCGCGGTGGGCGTCGATGAACGCGTTCTTCTGGGCTTGGGTGTAGTTGTCCCACAAGGCGTTGGACAAGGCGTCGCGGGCGCTCACCGTGGTGTGCCCTTCCAGAGGATCTCGTTGTCGCCCTGGATTAGCAGCTCGTGCGTGGTCCAGTACCGGATCCCGTAGTCCGCGTTCGCGGCGAAGCTGCCGTCGAAGTAGTGGAACGACGGGATGCACCAGAAGGAGACGTGCGTCGGGTCGGCGAACGCATGCCACGTCCCCGACAAGGCGTTCGGGACGCGGATCTCGAACACGCCGCCCGGCCGGAGCACCCGGTGCGCCTCATTCATCACGTCGATGCGGGGCTGACCGGCCGGGATGTGCTCCATGACGTGCGAGGCGCGGATCGCGTTCACGCTGCCGTCAGCGGCCGGCCACGGCACCTGCTGCGCCGGGCGTCGCCACTCGCCGACGCCGTGGGTCGGGTCAAGGTTCGTCCAGCCCGCTTGGACGAGGTGGCCGCCACCTATCTCGATGCTCGTCATCCGTGCCTCGCGCTCCCCTCATAAGCCAGCCACGGCGTGGCCAGATGATTACCCGGGAAAGCTGCCGGGCGCAGCCCGCTCTCCCGCAGCGCGAACGGCTGCGAGATCTGGTCCTGAAACGACCACCGGTACGTCTCCGCCAGCCACAGCCAGCCCATCTTCCGCACCGCCTCCGTGTGCTGACGGGCGATAACCCCCGTTGCCCACAGCCCCCAGCCCTCCGGATGCCCGGCGGTCCGATACGACTCGGCCTGCTCCAACACGGGCTCGCCCGCGTACTTCGCCAGCCCCGCCGACTCCTTCGCCTCCGCGTACAGGCAGTCCCGCCACGGATGCGCGAACTGCGCGATCGGATCCGCGTGCGCGAGCGCCTCGGCCGCGAACGTCTCCGAGACGATCCGGAACGACGCGTCCACCCACAGGCTGGCCGCCGCGTCGGTGTACTTCCACGGCTCGTACTTCGGATGCTTCGCCGCCCTGTTCGGATGCACGCCCGGCCGCGGCTCGTACACCACCCGCCAGCCCCGTACCGTCGGCGTGCCCTGCAGCGCCTCGTCGTCAGTGACGAGTACCCAGTCCACGCTCACGCCCTTCTGCGGCAGCGTCGGCTTCAGCTCGTCATAGGAGTCGTAGATCGCCGTGATCAGCGCAATGTCGCTCATGCCGGGGATCGATACCACTCCACCGTGCGGGCAACCCGCTCCCAATCGAATTCAGGCTTCCAGGTGAGCCGATCCCAGCCATCCCCCTCCGCCACGATCCGCGTCGGCCGCTCACCCGCCCGCATCGGCAGATGCTCCACGCCGGCTGTCGAACCAGTCTGCTCCAGCACGAACGCCGCAAGTTCGTTGACGGTGACGGCCTGCCCGGTGCCGGCGTCGAAGGTGACGTCGTCGCCGTGGCCCACTGCCTCGATCAGCATCCGTGCGACATCGTCGGTGTGGACGAGATCCATCGTCTGCTCGCCGTCGCCCCACACCGGCAGCGGGCGGCCCTCCCACGCGGCGCGCGCGAACGTCGGCACGATCTTCTGCGGATGCCCGGCCCCCCACTTCTGGCCCGGCCCGTAGGCGTTGAAGGCGCGGACGTGCGCGACCCGAACCCCGTAGGCGTGATGCCAGGCGGTGGCGAGGCGGTCCGCACAGACTTTCGTCGCCGTGTACACCGACGGGAAGACCGGCGGCATCGTGATGCCGACGTAGGCGGCATTGTTCTGCTCACACCAGCGCAGCACCCTGAGTGTGCCGATCACGTTGGCGTGAACCGCGGACTCGGGGGCGTCGAACAGCTCGCTGGTGCCGAGCATCCCAGCGAGGTGGATGACGACGTCCGCGCCCTTGAGCGCGCCGAGGTCGCCCAGGATGTCGTGGCCGGCCGCCCGGTCGAACGACCACGCTTCGTGGCCTGCCTTCTCTGCAGCGTGGATGGCGGCTTGGCCGAGGAAGCCGGAGCCCCCGGTGACTGCGATCTTCATGTGGCTCCTCACCATGGGGTCCGCCCCCACTTGCGTTGGAAGGTCTCGCGGTCCCGGCCTGCCTGCTCGCCGAGTTCGGGGCGCTCGTACATGGATCCGTTGGGGCAGCGGTGCTCGACGGGGATTCCGGGCACGAGGAGCGCGCCGCCTGCCTCGCGGGCGCGCCAGTCGAGGTCGTCGTCGCCGTACCACCACGCCAGTTGCTCATCGAGGCGCAGGCCGGTCTCCCCGCGAAGGAGGTAGGCGTAGCCCGTGATCCGCTGACGGAGATCGATCGGCTCGGCATGGGTGTGGATGATCTGCCGGGTGCCGCCGTGCTGGTCGGGGTAGGCGAGGACCGCGGTGGTGGACCGCATCGCCACCGACAGCCCGCCGACCCAGCCGGTGGGTACAACGACGTCGGAGTTGAGGACCGCGATATCCCACGCCTCGGCGCCAGCGCGGTGGGCTTGTGAGTCGGCGAGGGCGAGGCCGACGTTCCATAGCGTCGAGATGTTCGGCGGGTCGATCGGCAGTGCTGCGACACCGACCTTGGCGTCCCACGGCCCCGGATCGATCGGCGGCGAGGAGAGGTTGTCGATGATGATGACGCTGTCGACCTGGTCCACGACCGAGTTGATGCAGTCGGCGAGGAGGTCGTGCCGGTCCCTGGTGGGGATGACTGCGGCGCGGAACGGCTCATTCACTGGGCGCCGCCTTCGTCGTGACGATCGCCTCGTCCCATTCGTGGCCGCAGCGGGCGCACTCGCGGTGCAGCCGCTCGTTCGGCTCGAAGCCGACCACTTCGGTGAGGCCGTGGCCGTGGATGCACTCGCCGTGCGCCCGGTACTCGGTGGCCGCACTTCGCGCACGTCGGCTCGTCGCCAGAGAACGGCGGAAGCGCGGCGCTCACGCGGCGAGCCATGCCGGGCGGTCGGTGTACCACTTCACGATGTCCGTGAGGGTCTCCTCCAGCGGCCGGCCCGGCGTCCACCCCGCCTCGGCGAGCTTCGCCCCGTCCAGGGCGTAGCGAAGGTCGTGGCCGGGGCGGCTGGAGTGGAAGGAGAGCAGCTCGTAGTGCAGCGGCTTGCCGAGGATGTCCGCGATGGTCTGCGCAATCGCCAGGTTGGAGCGCTCCTCGCCGACGACGTGGAACATCGACGGCCGGTCGTGCTCGGGGTACATCTCCGGCTCGACGGTGCGCAGCAGGTGCAGCCAGGCGGCGCCGAACTCCCGGGCGTCGATCCAGTGCCGGGACCCGGGAACACCCTCGGGGCTGGCGTGGATCTGGACGGTCTCCCCAGCGAGGATCTTCCGGATCACGGTGGGCACGAACTTCTCCGCGTCCTGGCCCGGCGCGATCAGGTTCATCGTCCGCGTGAGCACGACCGGAACCCCGTACGTCCGCCAGTACGACGTCGCGATCGCCGACTGCGCCGCCTTCGACGCGCTGTACGGGTTCGACGGCAGGACCGTGTCCCACTCGCGGTGCTTGTAGTCGCCGTACGCGGGCCCGTACTCCTCGTCGGTGCCCATGTGCAGCACCATCCGCGGCCGGACCTGCCGGGCATAGTCGAGGACGTTCAGCATCAGCTCGACGTTGTTGCGGATGAACGACGCCGGCTCCGAGATCGACCGGTCGACGTGCGACTCGGAGGCGATGTTCAGGACGTAGTCGACGGGCCCGATCTCATCCACGAGCGTCGCGGGCATCGGCGTCGCCAGGTCGTGCATGACGGTGGTGACGCGCTCACCCCAGGCCCTGCGGTCCGGGGCGGCCTGCATGGCGTTGTCGAGCGCGGCGGCCACGCGCTGGCTGTTGCCGTGGTGGCGCAGCGTCCACGGGCAGACGATGTCGGCGTCCGTGTTGGCGAGGAGGTGGGCGAGGGCGTGGGAGCCGACGAAACCCGCCGCCCCAGTGAGCAGGATCTTCATGGCGCGGAGGATGCCAGCGCCCACCCGGTGATCATTCCGGGCGCCGGTTCAGCCCCCGGCCGCCTGCTCCCCGGCGCCGAGGAGGTGCTGCTGCGCGGCGCCGAGCATCGCCACCCGCGTCTCATGCGGCAGATCCGGCGCAGCGTCCAGCGCAGCGCCGAGAGCGGACGCCACCAGCTCACCCTCCAGATCGAGGCGGCGTTCCAGGGCGACCATCACGCCGGCGTCGACGGCCTGCTTCGCGGTGGCCGCTGCGAGCTTGCGTTCCTCGCGGGACTGCCGCAGCCACGGCTGCAGTTCGTCGGGCGGGTTGAGGGGGTCGCCACCGTTGTCGACGTGGTCGCGGAGGCGTTGGAGGATGATGCTGTCGGTCCAGGCCGCGCGGCTGGTGGCGGTGCGGACGAGGCCGAGCAGTGCTTCGTGTGGGGTGATGTTCTGTTCGGCTGCGAGTTCGTACGCCATGGCCCATGCCTCCTCGACGTGGTGTTGTCCGCCCTTGTGCCAGATGCAGGTGCCGATGCCTGGATGTTGGGTGCCTTGTCCGGCGGGGTTGGAGCACATGCGGCCGTTGAGGTTGCGGGCGGGGCAGCGCGCCGGGTAGCTGCTCATGAGGGGCATTGTGGCCCGGCGCGAGCCCGTGATCTTCCGGCCGCTACTTCACCGACCACTGTCCGGTCTGGTCGCTGAACCCGGAGTTCATCGCGAACTGCACACTGACGATCTTCGAGTCCTCCGGCACCTCGAACACGATCCAGCCCAACGCCTTCTCGCCCTTCGGTAGCGACACGTCCGACGACATCGCAGGCCCGGCCGCGACCTCCCCGAACCAGGAATCGAACCGCTGGCCCTGGCTGTCGGCCGCTTTCGCGCCGTTCTGGGGGCTGTCGGCGTACACCTTGCTGCCCGTGTTCACCAGCTCGAACTGCGCGGCCGCCCACCGCTTCCCGTCCTGCGGGATATCGAACTCGGTGCCGGGCTTCGCGGTCGGCAGCCACTTCTTCAGGGTGACGTCGAGCTGCTCGCCGTCCTCGATCCCGGTGAGGGTGAGGGTGTCGCCGACGGCCGCCGTCTTCTCCTTCTCGGCTGGCTTGTCGGTCTTCTCCTCGGCGCTGGTGTCCTTCGAGGCCGCGGGCTTCGGCTTGGTGGTGACGGTTTCCTCGCCGACGCCACAGGCGGTGAGTGCGAGCAGGCCGGCTGCGGTGAGCGCGGTGATGGTGTGGATGCGGGTGCGCATGATCCCCCTTGGTGCGGTGTGTCGTGGAATGGGGGACGTTATCGGATGTGAGGGTGGCGTGAAGAGGGCCGGTGGGCCCTGTTACGAAGCTGGAGTGAAACGCGAACGGGCCCGTCCCCGGTGGTGGGGGCGGGCCCTCTGGCGTGCGGCAGGTCAGGCGGGGGGCTGGTGGGGGCTGTGGTCGGGGCAGTAGTCGCGGCCTTCGACGTCGCTCCACCCGTCGGCGGCGAGGGAGCGGCGGTGGTCGGCGGCTTCCTTCTCGCGGGGCGTGGGCTGGAAGGCGGCGCGGGTCGAGATCTCGGGGCAGTCGTCGTGCGCGCAGCGGATGGTGTGGGCCATGTCGGGGCTCCGTTCGGGTCGGGCGGTCAGGCGGCGGCGGTTAGGAGCGGGGGGTCCAGCGGAGCAGGGAGTGTCCGTCTCCGGTGATGACGACCTGCCCGTCAACGTGGACGGTGTGCCCACGCTGGTCGGCTCCGGCGACGGCGGCTTCGACTGCGCCGGAGCAGCTGCCGGAGGGGCCGGCCCGCCAGGTGTGTCCGCCGTCGGTGGAGAGGTCGGTGTCGTACTGCTTGGTCTCGTCGAGGTTGAGGTTGCGCATGGCGGGTCTCCAATCAGGTCAGGCAGCGAGGGCGTCGGCGAGCAGCTGGACGCGGGTGGTGGCGGGGCAGTCGACGGGGTAGAGGATGGTGACGGTGGCGAGGCCGTGGGCGCGGGCCGGCTTGTCGTCGGCGACCGGGCGGGCGACCACGTATGCGGTCCGGTGGATCGAGTAGGCCCGGATGCGGTCGAGCCGCCACGACCGTGCTTCGCCCGTCTCGCGGTCCATGGCCTTGATGACGATGTCTCCGGCCGCGCTCACGACTACATCGAAGATCTCGATCGTGCGGACCGTCTCGACCAGCGCGCCGGTCTTGATGGTGCGGCGGACGGTGACGCCGGCGCTGTCGACGGCGAAGACGTCGCGGGTCTCTTCCTTGAGGTACGAGACGGTGACGGGGTGCTTGGCGTCGAGGGCCTTGATGAGGCGGGTGAGGGTCTGGTGCTGCGTCTCGTTCGCCGTGCGCCTCATCGGGTCCCCCTCTGACGTTCCTTGCTGTCCCTACAGACCTTACAACTGAACCGTAAGGTTCGCAAGGTTCTATAGGATCTGAAGGTCTAGCCTTATGGAACTGGAGGCCCTTACACTCCTTACATGACCAAGCCTGAGAGCCTCCCCGTCGAAGAGGCCCGCAAGAAGTTCGCCGACGTCCTCGACGGCAGCCAGTTCCGCAGCACCCACACCGAGATCACCCGACGCGGAAAGCCAGCGGGCTACGTCGTCCCGCCCGAGTGGTACGACGAGGCCGTTGAGGCGCTCGCCGAGAAGCGGCGCCGGGCTACTACCTCACCGTCTCCGGTCACGGCCGCGCCCCGCCAGGAAGTCACGGCCCTGGTGCCCGAACCCGCCGAGCCGCCCGAGCATCTGGGTATCTCGCCGGAGGTCGCCGCCCTGACGTACGACGAGGCCCGGACGCTGTTCGTGGAGGCTGAGATGAAGCAGATGCAGTGGGGCATCACCCAGCGCCGTCATCTGGCCCGTGTGCCGTCAGAGTGGCGGTTCCACGCGGGCGTTCAGGCGGGCGCTACGGCTGGCCACATCGACCTGCCGGTGAGCGGCGAGGAGACGAACGGATGAGCGACGGTCGGACCGCGTCTGACTACCGGAAGAGCACAATCAGGAAAGGCGACCACGTCAGGGCTTTCCGCCACGGGGAGTCCTTCGAGTGCGTCATCCAGGAAGTGACCCAAGAGCCCCTCAACGACGGGCCGACATCACCAGTCCGGATCAAGCTGACTAGGTGCGACAACGGGAGTCTGATCAGTCGATGGTCTGATTCTGTCGAGAAGATCGCCGACGATGCCGGGCGCCTGACCTTGGGTGCCCTGAGTGATCAACTACTCGACCGCATCCGCGCCGAGGGCGGCCGGTGGGATGGCGAGCGGGCTCATGCGGTCTGCCGGGAAGCTGGGAGTAGTTGCTCGTTTCTGACGGCTCAGATGGTCTTGCGGAAGACTGCCGAGCGGAACCCTGACCTGTTGGTGAGGGTCGATGGGGAGCGGTGGACGTACACGGCCCCGGAGCGCCCGGCGAACACCAAGGAGACAACCGCATGAGCGAGTCTCTGATCCGCCGCCGTAGCCTGCCCGACTCGCTGCGCTACCTCGCCCGGAAGCTGGACGAGCCGCTGAGCGACGCCGAGCGTGCGGGTGTCGCGCTCACGCTGGACTCGCTCGCCGACGAAGCCGATCAGCCAGCCACGGCAGCGAAGCCGGACCTGTTGCAGGCGCTCGCCAACGCCCTCACCGCGCTCACCATGGCCGATGAGGAACCGGAGCTGGAGTACGACCACATCGACTGTGTGAGCGGCACCGTGTGGTGGGGGAACCCAGTGTGGACAGCCCAACAGCACCTTGGCAGGCAGCAGCAGAGCGTGGGCCCGGTGCGCCCGGACGAGGAGCCCGCCACATGAGCGCCGACCTTGCCGAGATCCTCGCCCGCGAACTCCAGACCGCCGACATCGCACGCGATGCCCTCCGGGAACGACTCGACCGCGCCAACCGCGCCCTGATCCAAGTCCTGTACGTGGCCGAGGTCATCGAAGCGAACGGCATCGGATGGGCGGCCGACTCGGTACGCAACGCTGTACGAACCGCCATCGAGGAGCCCACGTGAGCGCGCGCTGCGACGTCTGCAACCTGCCCGACCTGCACCACGGCTACGGCTACGGCGACGGCATCGGCTCCTGCGACTGCCCGCGATGCGAATGCGGCGTAGCCCAATGGTCTGACCTGTGCACCTGCCCGCCGGACGATGACGAACCCTGGCCCGACGCCTCCAGCTGGTAGCCCACCGCATGACGAAGGCCCCGCCCAACCCGGCGGGGCCTCTTCGCGCGTGCCCTACTGCTCGTCGTCGAGGGTGTCCTCCAGCATCTTGTTCTTGTCGAAGTTGCCGTCGTCGTCCGTCCATCCGAGATCGTCGATGGTCTGCGACATCAGCAGCGCCTGGTAGTCCTTGTCTTTCAGGCCTTCGCAGGCTTCCGGCTTGACCTTGTCGCCCTTCGGTCGTTCCTTCAACGCGGCGACGCATTCCTCGCCGATCTCGTCGTACGACTTCGAGCAGCCGACGGCGCCTCCGGCGAGCAGCAGGCAGGCGAGTAGTGCAACGGTGGTGTGGCGCATGGTCCCCCCAGGGTTCAAGGTGCAGGACGGAATCATGCTGGCGGGTGCGCAGCGCGTGAAGACCATGTGCCCGAGTTGTGACATGAGGCGGCGCCCCTGACACCTTGGGAGGGCAGGAGCGCCGCCGATGGATCGACTGCCGGCGGGGAGGCCGTCGCAGCTCGGCCAGCCCGCTGCGTGCTGCGAACACGCAGTTGTGCCCCCGCAGTCGATCCGGCCTCCGACCGTAGACCCGGCCGGGGCAATGCGTCAGTCACCCGAACGAGTGAGACCCCGCCACGACGGGGGGCGTGTGGCGGGGCCGGTTGCCGGGCACTACCCGGCGCGAAACACCAGTGTGGCAGGAATCGGGCCGGAATGGCGGGTCGGACAACAGGTCGCAGCCGGGCCAGCCGCCGACCGAATCCCCGACCCGCACGCGCTCTGGATCCGACCCCCTTTCCGACCCCGCCGAAACCGGCTGTGACCTGCGCGTTTACTGGGCGGCTATCGCCTGCGCTTCCCACGCCTCCGACGGCACGATCCGCCACGTCCGGGTGTCCTCGCAGCGCTCCACGTCCGGGCCCAGGGCGCGGGCCGCGTCGAGGACCTGCTTCTCGGTCAGCCCGGTCGCCTGCTCCAGCTCGCGGCGGGTGGCGTTGCCGTACTTCGTGAGCGCGGCCCGGATCTTCTCCTGATTCGTCGCGCCGGACACCGGGAGGATCAGCCGCTTCCCGACCGGCGCCCGCACGGTCGTCGCCCCGATCCGGGCGACCTCCGCCTTGAACTCCTCCCCCGTCAGCCACATCCCCTTGTACGGCGCCGCGACCTGATGGACCGGCGACTGGAGCAGGAACTTCCCCGGCTGGTCCAGCTTCCCAGGCTCCCAACCAGGCGTGTTGCCGAAAACGAACCGGCGATGGTCCGCATCGTTCATGCGCGTGGACAGCCGGTTCGTGTAGTTCCCGCGGGCGTCCGTCGTCCCACCAAACACCTTCCGGGACGGCTGCTGCGTAGCCGATACCTTGTGGATCCCGGCGAACCGCAGGAGCGCCAGCAGCGATTCGTTCTTCTTCGATGCCGGGTTCTTCTTCCACGGCCCGTCGTCGCCCTGCCGGACCAGCTCGGCAAGCTCGTCCTCGATCACCCAGATCGCCGGGCGCCCGTGCTTCTGCGGGTCCCATTCCTGGTCGCCGGCCTTGGCGAGGATCTCGCCGCGCTCGGCCAATTCCTGCTTGAGCCAGTCGAGGAGGGCGTGGGCCTGCTCGGCGGTGGTGGCGAGGTCTTGCAGGATCGGCAGCATGGGGGTGAGTTCGGGTGCGCCGGGTTTCATGTCGATGCCGTACAGGACGACGTCGGGCCGGTCCGCGAGCTGAACCACAATGGACCGGACCAGCGTGGACTTCCCGAACTTGGATGAACCGGCGACCAACGTGTGGTTGTAGGCCAGGTCGAGCCAGACCGGGTTCAGGAACCGGTCCACGCCAAGGAGAACGGGTTCGGTGAACCGGGCGCCGGGCGTGGGCCGGACGTAGGGGACCACGTCGGCGAGGGGGTCGCCGTCGATGAACCGGGCAATGAGCTGGTTCGTGAGCGCCCCGTCCTCCAGCATGAACTCCCCGGCCACGCCCATCCCGGACGCGACCTTGGGCCAGGCGGACCGCAGCTTGTCCCGGTCCAGGTTCACGGGCAGGTCCAGGACTGCGGTCCAGCCGGTGCGGGTCCGTTCCACGGTGCAGCCCGGCAGTTCGGCGGCGAACAGTTCATGGACCACGGTCCGCAGCCGTGTTTCTTCCACGGTCCGCCCGGTCAGGTCTGGTCCGGACTGGACCGGTTCCGGGGTGGTCTTCTGGACCAGGGCGTGGTGGGCCATCTGCTGGCGGATCAGCGTGGTGTTCAGGCGGGCGGTCTCGTGGTCCAGCTTGATCTGGTCGTGGCGGGTGTCGTGCCGGTGCTTGACCATCGCCCCGAACACCGCCGCCGCGGTGATGGCGTACCCGTACCAGGCTGCGAACCCTCCGACGGTGCCGGTGAGCCACGCCTGTCCGGAGACGCCGGCGAGGGCGAGGCTCCCCCAGGCCAGGGCGGCCGGCCACTTCTTCGAGAACGACGTCCACGACAGGGAGCCTGCGGCGATGGCCGTACCGAATTCGATGGCGGCTGCGGTGGTGCCGTAGATGCCGTCTGCGGTCAGTGCGGCGGCGGAGACGAGGCCGGGGACGGTGATGGCGGTGACGATGTCGGTGCGGTCGATCTTCACGGTGTGGGCTCCGCAGAGACGGGCGGGCCCCCACACGGTGGCGGGGGCCCGGTGGCCGGACGGTCAGCGGTACTGGTTCAGCAGGGCCTGGGCGGCGGTGAGACGGCGGTAGGCGGTCGACTCGGGGACGCCGAGGATCTCGGCGGCCTGGCTCTTGGTGATGTGGTCGCCGCGCTTGAGCCGCTGGTGGAGTTCGGCGACCTGGTCCTTGATCTCGACCGGCCGGACCGCGGCCTGAACCGGCTGGACCGGGGCCGGTTCGGGAGCCGGGTCGATCTGGTTCACGGGCTGGTCAGGAGCCTGAACCGCGGCCTGAACCGGCATGGACTCCGACTGGTTCGGCACGCTGTCCACCACCTCAACCACCATGGCCGCCCCGGGCCGGCGGGCCTCCAGGGCGAGCTTCAGGGCGACCGTGCGGTCCTCGGTGAGGAGCCGGTCCCGCTCCCCCAGCGCGAGGGCCTGCTCGGTTCCGGACCGCTGCTGGAGGGTGCGGAGGTACGCCTCGTGCTTGGGGTCGAGCTTGATGCGGATGGTGTGCATGCCGATGGCCCAGATGCCTTTGGCGGCGGCGGAGACGAGGGCGCCGACGATGCCGACGATCCAGCCCCACGATCCGGAGAGCGCGCCGTGAGTGATGATCGCGGCCATGGACACGACGAGCAGCGCCACGCCCGCGTTGCGGGGCGTCTTGGCGCGCTTGCTGTCGTAGCGCAGGAGCCATTCGGCGATGAGGCAGGCGGCCCATCCGGCGTCGAAGACTCCGGCGACGAGGTAGGCGGCCCATGCGGGTGCGAGGAGGGCGAGCATGCTGCCGATGGCGACGGTGCCCCAGATGATCGCGCCGATGGTCATGGCGATGGCGAGGGTGAATAGGGCGCGGCGGAGGGTGGCGTCGATGTTGAAGGGGAGTTTCCGGATGGGGGTGGTGTCGGGGATGTCGTATTCGACGGGGATGCCGTTGACGGTGTCGGTGATCGTCTGGGTCGGGCGGCGGGGGAAGAGGCTGGGCATGACGGGCTCCTAGGTGCGGGCTCGGGCGGTGCGGGGCGGGTGTTCGTTGAGGAGATGCCAGGCCGCCAAGGCGGCGATGGCGACGAGGACGGCCGGCGTGGTCATGGCCCAGGCAGTGACCGCGAACGCGGCTTCGACGACCGCCGTCAGGCCGACCGTCTGGTGGAGGAGAAGGGTGAGGGCGGCGATCAGCAGCCAGGCGCAGCGAGGCATCTCGGGGTCTCCGTTCGGGGTCGGGGTGGGGCTGGTCGGATTTCCAGGGCCCGCGTACCGGTGCGGGACGTGGGCCGTGGGCTACCGGTCAGTCCTCGTACAGGGCGCGGCTGCGGCGCCAGATGGGCTGCGCGCGGAGCTTGCGGTCGAGTTCGGCGTTGACGGCCTGGGACTCTTGCGAGTCGCAGTTGTTCTTGCCGGTGGGGTCGGGGCGTGCGGCCATGAGGCGTCGGATTTCGGCGCGGTCCTGCTTCCAGCCCATGTCGGGGTCCTCAGCTCTCGTCGTTGGGGGGCGGGGTGGGGAGGGTCATGGAGAAGGTGACGGTGAAGTCGCCGTCGGCCTCCACCTCGATCTCGCTGCCGGTGTCCGGGTTGATCAGGGGCATGGCGGGTCCTCTCGGGTGTGGCGGGGCGGGCAGCGGTCAGTCCTTCGCGCGGTACTTCTCCATCGCCTTGAGCTCGTTGATGCGGTCGAGGGCGGCATCAACATCTGCGGCGGCGGCCCTGGCGCCTGCGTGGTCGCCGCTGAAGCTCGCGGCGCCCTGCTCGTGGCGGGCCTCGGTCGCTGCGGTTTCCTGCTCGCGGATCTTGCGGTCGTAGATGCCCACGGTGGGCTCCTCTCGGTTGGTGGAGCTGCTGGGGGTGCCGCGCCCCGGCCGGGGGTGGTGCCGGGGCGCGGCGGCTTGGGGGGTCAGGCGCGGTAGATCGATACGGCGAATGCCACGGCGCTGGCGGCGACGGCGATCAGGCAGAGGAGCCGGTAGCCGGTCCGGGCGCGGGTCCGGGTCACAGGGAGCTGCCGGGTGTGCGGCGCGGGAGTGGCGCGGGCTCGGGGTGCGGCCGGGGCGCGGGTACGGGGAGGGGTTGCGGGACCGGCTGCTCGGTGGGGCGGGAGTGCTCGCTCATGCGGTCACCGCCGGCCGGTCGGTGCGGGCGTGGGTGTGCGTGGGGCAGAGCCAGCCCCAGGCGTCTTGGGTCCAGCCGGGGGCGGGGAGTGGGGTGAGGGTGTTGCAGTCGCCGGTGCAGCGGGCGGCGGTGGGGGTGAGGGTGGACTCCAGGCGGGCCAGCGCTTGGCGTGCGGCGGGCGGGAGGGGCGCGGTCGGGAGTTGCGCCGGGGTGGGCCGGGCTTGGGGTTGGTCGGTACGCTCTTGCACAGGTCATCTCCTGGTGAAGCAGGCGGTGGCTGGCCCGGCAGGAAGGTGAGATTTCCTGCCGGGCCGACTTATTGGTGCTGTACGACCGTAGCTCTTTGTTGCGTTCAACGCAATAAAGCTGGGAGGATGAGCCATGCCCGAAGACACGCCACAGGGAGAGGAGCAGCCCACGATGCTGTCCTTCACCGAGGCTGCCGAACGGCTCGTCGAGGACCGCATCGCTCCGAACATGACCGCCGAAGGGCTACGCAGACTCGCGCGCGACCCGCAGTCCGGCTGGCCTATTGGCCCCGGCGACTACCGGGTGGTCGGGAAGACGCGGACGCTGCCGTATGACGTGCTCGCCGAGTACATGCGGGAGCGGCTCGGGAGGCGGCGCGGACGCGGTCCGGACACGAAGAAGCGCGGCAAGCGAACCCAGCAGCAAGGAGACCCCGTGACCACCACCGATGCCCCTCGCGAATGGCGCCTCACTCCGGAGACGCTCGACCTGTTCGTGCGGGCTCTCGTCAACCACGTCGACTACGACATCCACAAGGGCTACGAGTGCGGCGAGGAGGACGGCGAGGATCACTACCCGGAGCTGGTCACCGAGGCCGCCGAGATGCTGGACGCGATCACCGGGCCGAAGGCGGATGAGTCCTGATGGCCCGTATCGATGCCAGGCCCGCGCTGAACGTCCACTACGCGACCGACCCGCGTATCCGGCATCTCGCCGAGGTGGCATGGCGCATGCGGACGGGCGGCACCCGCATGGAGTGGCTGATGCTCGGCAAGGACAATCCGGAAGCCCTGATCTCGGAGGCGCGGGAGTGGGTGCGGGCGGCGGTCGCCGGCGGGATCATCCCGCCTCCCAGCAGTGACCCGGAATGGAAGAACGCCGCGTGGGCTGCCGCCAACGCCGACGAGTCGGAGCCGTCCGATGGATGATCTGGTGCAGTGGCTCCGCGCCCAGCTCGACGAGGATCAGCGCCTTGCTGAGCGCGGCATCTTGGAGGCCGTGTTGCCGCCGGACTTCGAGGGGCTCACCCGTGAGGGGGTGGTGAACCTGACCGGTCCGGTTAAGGCTCGGGTGCTGCGGGAGATCGACGCCAAGCGGAAGCTGCTCGGACAGTACGTGAGCGCTGCCAAGTCGGTTGAGGATCTCGGCGCGGCCCGTGATCGGCTGAGCGCCCGGGGGCGGGACACGCTCATGACCGGGCTTGAGCTGGAGTCTGCTATCCACAGGCGGGACACGCTGCGAGGAGTGCTGCGGCTGCTCGCTGCGCCGTACAGTGACCGTCCCGGTTTCAGGGAGGAGTGGTCGCCGTGAGTGACACCGCGTGGGGCTGAACCCCCGTCATGCAGCAGGGCCCCACCGGGTATCGGTGGGGCCCTTGCCGTTCTCGTAGCGCTGCCGTCTCGCGCAGCCAGCGGAGCGTCGGCAGCCCTGTCAGGGTACGGCGGGGGTGTGACAGTGCGCGTCTTACGGGCGTACGGTCGGTGGTCCACGGCGGAGGGCGCCGCGCGCGAACGCCCCGCCTCGAAGTAGAGGCGGGGCGCTGCGTGTCTCCGGGGGCCTCTGCCCCGCGCGGCTGACCTCCCCGACAGGGGTACCGCTGGTGCGGGAGGGATGCGGTTGCCCGAACCCGGCCTGATCCCGGCAGACGGTGCGGCCTCCCGTCACGGGGTTGGGCGAGAGACCGCGCTTCGAGGATGCCACGGCCGTCAACCCGGGCCGGGGCAGATCCACGGGTACGGCGGCGGTACGACGGCCACCGAGCATGCGGGGCAGTCTTCGGCGTTGACCCGGCCCCCGACGTGAACGGGCGGCACGTCGTTGTGGGCAGCCGGCTGGAGTGTGGCCCCGAGTTCGACGAGGCGCCTGTCCCACCAGCGGGACGTCGGCGTGCCGAGCGGCGGGGGCCCGGCTTTCACCCACCGGTCGCGGAGGGCGCGGACGCCGGCGAGTTCGGTCTCCGCGTTGCCGAGCGCGCGGATCGCGTCGGCGAGTTGACGGCGGAGTTCCCCATCGGTGCCGGCTTCGGCGCGGGCGACACGCTGCCGGAGGGTGTGTGCGGTGCTCGGCTCGCGCGGGTCGGCAGTCTCGGCGAGCGCGTCAACAAGCCAGTCGCGGACGCCGCCGCGCGCTTCGTCGGCGGCCGCCCCGACGAGTGACCGTAGGCGGCCCAGCCGGTCGCGGTCGTCGCAGAGTTCGTCGTACTGGTCGCTGTTGAGGTGGTCGAGGGGGATGCGGTCGGTCATTGGCCGTTCCTGTCGTGGAGACCGAGGGCCTGGCGGATGCCGGGGAAGCGGTCGTTGGCGTAGCTCTGGCGTTGGATTTGGAAGTCGACGGGGAGGCCGGTGCGTTGGCGGGCGAGTTCGCTGATGGCGGCGCAGATCAGGCCCCATCGTCCGTCGGGCTGGTCGGACGGGACGGGCGGGAACAGTTGCTCGAACTCGTCGTCGGGGAGGATGAGTCGGACGTCGACGTCGCGCCACGTCTTGCCGGTGGCGGCCGTGCCGACGAGGTACGGCAGGTGTCCGAAGGCGTCGTTGATTTCGCGGCCGAAGGCGTCGAGGTGGAGGGCGGCGGGCATTCCGACGCCGACCATGGGGCGGGGCGTGGGCTGGTCGGCGGCCGTGGTCATCGCTGCGCCTTCGGGTCGATGCCGTCGATCAGCTTGCGGACGCCGCAGTCGAACTTCGGTACGCAGGGCTGCCCGCCGTGGTGGTACGGCCGCTGCTCGTTGTGGGCTTTGCGCAGCTGTTCGGCGAGGTGGTGGGCGTACCCGTCGACGAGTTCCTCGGGTGTGGCGCCGAGTTCGCCGCGTGCCCAGGTGCGGTCGATGGCGGCGAGGAGTCGTTCGCGGGGGTCGGTACGCCACGGCTCGGGCTGAAAGGCGGGCATGGGTGTCTCCTTTGGTGGGGTGGGGTGTCGGGCCCGGTGCAGGCCCGACACGAGACGCGGCGGGGTCAGGCGTAGCGGCGGGTGTCGCGTCCGTCCTCGGGGCCGGGGTGCTGCCAGAGGGTTCCGTAGGGCTTGTCGACGGGGACGAGGCCGACGGTGGCGGGGTCGACGCAGCGGCGGTCTATGCCGAACTTGCCGACGCGGTGCTTGTTGGCGGCACTGTCGGTGCTGAACGTGCGGTGGCAGGCGGGGCAGTGGGAGCGGGTGAGTCCGGTCCACCAGGCGCCGCAGCCGTGGGTGGCGGCGTTGTACGGCAGCGGGTCGGTCTGGGCGTCGGTTGCTTCGGGGGTGACGGTGTCCGTCATGGATGGTCCTTCCGGGTGCAGAGTGCGTTGACAGAGCGATTGGGGGCCGGGGTGCGGCCCGTCGTCGGGTTGAGGGTCTGGTGCGGCGTTCAGGCGGCGGCCCATGACGGTCGTTGTGGCGGCCTGTACCGGCCCGGCTGCTCCCCGAGGGCCCGGAGCGCCCCAGCGGCGGCGAGAGCGGCGCCCACGGCCGTGCACGCGGCATGCACGGGGACCGTGACGGCCACCACGACCGCGTACAGCCCGACGGTCACCGCCACCACCCCCGCCACGATCCAGGCGGCGAGAGCGGAGGCGACCAACCACGCCGCCTCCAACGCCTCGGCGATCACTGCGGCTGCTCGGTGGCGAACTCGATGACGATCTCCTCGTCCCGGACGTGGAAGTGCAACGCGTCGTCGTGCAACGGCTGCTCCTTCGGGATGCCGTGGTGCTCCCGGTACGCGCGCTCGGCGACCGCCCAGGCTTTGCCGATCTCGGCGGCGGCGGCACCCCACGGCTCGGCGCACGGGACGATCCAGCGGCGGATGGTGCGGGTGACGGTCTCGGACGTGAACGTGGCCAT